GCATACATCGTGTGATGACCATAGCAACTGTGCTGAAAACAAAACAATCGAAGATTTCCGCAGAGGCCGACACCACGCAAGAACTCAAAAGGATTCTTGGGGTGAAGAACAGTCTCTGGGGCACCAACATCAAGCCAATCGACATAAGCTTGATAGAAGGCAGTCAGTTCGTCAGATTGACTCATGGGAACCTTTCATGTGTTTAGCGATAGGCGCGAGAATACAAACACCGCCCGCTGGCGGTGTTTGGTTCGAGCTAAAGCTTTAGCAGATCACATCAGTCTCAACCCTTACCCGCTCACGCAAGTAAAAGAAGACTTCAGTTTCCCAACTGTCTTGTCGGTTTTCGATGAACCACCACAGTGCAACTGTGGTGGGCAACGTTTCCAGATAGGCAATCACTTCTTTAGGTGTCATGTTCATACTGCTCCCAGTGGCACATGAATACGCAACTTGTCAGCTGCCATGTCCCATGTCATTTTGGTGCCACCATCAGCTGGCACATCACCTTCAGCAAAGGTGAACGCCACCATATGGGTACAGGTGTTGCCCACCTTGCGATTGCGTGCAGCGAATGCACCGTAGCCAGAGCTGGCAGGTTCTTCAGTGATGGCCACCGAAGATCGGTACATGAATGCTTGCTTGATGTGGTCCAAGGACTTGAATCCCATGACCTCACTAAACAGCCCGTGGTAGTAGTTGCAAGTCTGGCCAGCACTCATGCTTGGGCCTTCGAACTTGCCATTCACGAATGGTGCAGGCAGATGCAGGATCAGGCTCTTCACCAGCCCAGTGCCATAGGCCCAGATGGCAACATGGTCAGCCCAGGCAGCACCACCAGACACGAGCGTGTCTTCTGGCTTGACCTCAGCAGCGATTGTTTCACACATGAAGTCCCAATGTTTGTCAGTCATGGGACGCGTCTTGTCTCGGCCAGCTGTGCCGATGACTGCGATGATTCGAGACATGGTCTCTCCTATTTAGGTTGAGGTTTATTTGACGATCTCAACGATAAAGTTGGGATGTTTCCCTTTCCATCGTTTGATGGCAGCTTCACAAGCCTTGCGTGTGGTAAAGCATTGCTGGGCTCTGTTGTCGTAGCACCAGCCACGAATACCCAGGTCACCTGGGAAAATGACAGAACCACGATCATCAATCTCCATGACTGCCCCAAAATAGAGCTCAGAGTCACTGATCTGATTTGCTGATACAGCCCTCCAGTAATCGTTTTCACGAGCACTGATGCGGATGCAGACCGCAAAGTTTTTGCCCCCGAGGGTCTTTCTCGAATAGCCTGGGATGAAGGCAAGAGCACCTGGCTTGAGTGTCTTCTTGCTGTGGGTTGTTGAGCGGATTGGCATGGCTTCTTAATCCTTTTCTTGATTCAGTGTTGAGAGTTGAGCTTCAGTTCTATACGAACTGCTTTGTCCACGAGTTCTTTGATGTAGTCACCGTGGCATTGTTGTGGTGCGCAGAAGCAGACCAGATTGACTGGCATGCCTTTGAGCACCTTGTTGGCGATGTCGTCAAGCTCTTTGATCACAGGCTTGTCTGCCTGCGAGAGCTTTGTGGTCAGCCATCCAGCGTAGAGAGCACAGACCATCTTGCGAGGGACTGATGCTGTGATGGCATGGGGATTGCCCAGCCTGGAGCCACGGCCGATGTACACGTCATCAGGTGTGGGTACATGGGTGTGCTTGTTGACCACGGTCACCTTCCCAGGTGCCACGGCTGCATGCAAGAGCATGACAGCGTGATTTGCCCAATCAGCTTTGGTGCGGCAACGGCCACACTTGAAGTCCCAGTTGGACTGGAGGCCTTTCTTGCATGCGCATTGCATGGTTTTCTCCTATTTAGGTTGGTGGGAACTTGCCATTGATCCAGTTGGTCACGTCATCCCAGGCCATGCGGCACAAGATGCACAGAACAAAGATAGGACCCCAGGCCATGATGGTTGCCATCAAGAACAGCCTGAGAAGGACTTTTTGTTTCTTGGTCATGTGACCTCTTATTTATGTCGCGTCGTAGGCCAAGATCAGGCCTTGGATTGCCAGGACAGCCATGAAGATCCACATGACAAACATGAGGTAATGCTTTGGGGGAATCACCAACTGGTCTTTTGTGACCATAACGATGATGTTCAAGAGGAGCACAACACCGTCAGTGAATGTCAGTGTGTTGATCCCAGCTTGAATGAAAAAGTTGAGCATGATCTACTCCTATTTAGGTTGTGAACGCAGCTTGAGCTGACATTCAGCATGGATGGTGAACAGGGATGTGTAGTAGGCAGCGGCGTTGCCACACACATCTTTCTTGGCTCGTTCTTGAGCTGATGGGATCAGCACAATGGGCTTATTGCAGTGGGTGCACTTCATTTTTACCCTTTAGGTGAGTCCAGCCAAAAAGTTCAAATAAGTAGGGCATGACTTATCGCCATGACCTATCGAGTTGAAATGAAAAGAGCCACCCGAAGGCAGCTCTTTAGATGCGAGTTGGAAGGACGATTACTTCGTCGCAGACTCGCCAAACGTCGAACGAGGACGCTTGGAATCGATGTCACGGTACTTGCGTTCCTGACGTTGACAGGCAGCTTCCCCGTCCTTGCGATGAACTGCGTGGGTGGCCTGCAAATAAATCTGAGCAGGCGTCGGCTGACGGATCATGTTGAGCTCAGGCTTCTTCACTTGGCTGAATTGCTTGTCAGTGGCGTTGGCTTTGATGGTCATGGTTTCTCCAGTGAGAGTTGAAAGTTAAAGGAGGCAAGTTGCCCAGCATACCCTCGGTTAAAAGGGCATGCGGAGTTCTCGGGAACCAGGCTTGGATCAGAACTTCAGTTCACGGATGAACTGGTTCTGGTCGGGAGCGATTTCGGCCTGTTCGTCATTGACACGACGCAGCTGGATCGACAGGTTCAGGATGACCTCTTCGCCAGGCTTGAGCTGTTCAGCACGAGCCATGATCTGGTCCATGAGGTTGTTACGTGCCGATTGGAAGGCAGCAAACTCATGGTTGCGGGAGTTGGTGGCCAGGCGTTCTTGGCCGTCCAGCGGGATGCCGGCCGGCAACGAGACGAACTTGGTGCCACCAGAGGCTTCATCAGCAACGCCGGAGTCATAGCCGATGTTCAGCCAGAACTTGGCCTTGGGACGGTCACCAGAGTTGCCCTTGCCATTGACGGAAGTCGGAGCAGGAGCTGCACCGAAAGTGCGATGGAAGTCAATGCCACCAGGAGTACCGGTAGCAGCAGGAGCATGAGTGTTTGCGTTCGTGGACATGATGTGATCCTTGGAGGTGATGTGAGAGATGAATGAATAGATGCTGACAACCAGCAACCACCAAAAGACGCGCAGCGTCAGTGACTTAGCCGAGCAAGCTCAGCGGATGATTCCAACTTTGACAACGGAGTTGAGTGCGTAGAACATGCCAAGAAGCATGGCAGCAGTGCCCACCCATTGGGTGACTGCGTCAGCTCCAAAGGCAGCACACATGCCGCCCAGGGTGATCATGACCAAGCCTGCAATGAATAGGACGATGAATTGGAGCAGGGACATTTGAGGTGACCTCACTGGTAGTTGAGTTCGACGTTGATGGTGCGGAAGGTGATTTCTTCGTCATCATTCTCGAAGGTGGTGATGTAGTGGTCGTGGTTGATGCCGACACCGATGATGCCTGAATCAGCCACTTCCACGCCGACGTAGAGCAGCTTGTCAGAGCCTTCGTAGATCTGACCGTGCTTGAGGCTTTCACTCCCCAGCGGGTAGAGCTGGGTTGTCTTGTTGTTGATGGTGATGGGCATAGCCACTCCTATTTATGTCTAAAAGACGGAGAGAGTTGGACTCTCAGATGCAGGAACGGGAGATCTCATGGCCCATGCAAGCAGGGTCGAAGAGCTCAGCGTTGGTGATGTAGAGACCAACCAGACAGAGCGCAATCAGGATGACAGCGACTGTCTTCAGAATGGGATGATTGACCATGATGATTAGACCTATCTTAGGGATGGGATCAACCTACCCTGGTGAGGGATAGGTTGAAGGGAGGCTTAGGCCTTGTTTAGTTAGGCCTTGAGCAGAGTTGCGAGCTCGTCGTAAGCTTGTTGGTACTGAGTACCATGTTGCTCACTTTGCTTGGCGAATGCTTGCATTTGGATGCGTGACTCGGCCAGTTCCTGTGCCTTCTCCTGATGGAGAGTCTTCTCGAAGATGGCGTTGTCCAGCTTGGAGCGGACTTCTTGGCGAAGAGCAGCGTCAGTGACGAACTTGTTTGCCATGCCAACAGCGGAGTTGATGGCGGTGAGTGCACCAGTAGCAGTATTGGCAGTTGTTTGCACAGCAGCCAGGATGGAGCCAACGGTCATGCGTGAGTTAGCGACGGACATGTGATGTACCTCAAGATAAGTAGGAAGGATGGATCGATGATGATCCCTACAAGAGGCGCAGCCTCAATGATGTGGGGTAGGCGTGTGGTCGGTGTGGATACCCTATACCCGCACACACATATGACCCAAATCACTATGTCCCCTCATATTTATTCTGAGGATCTACTCACTACCGAGATATCTTAGAGGGAGATCGGCCCCTTTCTTTCTTGGTTCATGCCAAGGGCTTCTCACCACAAAAATATATTGTGGGAAGCTATAGGGGCGAAGCGATCCACATGAGGAGGTAGCACCAAGGCACGTCTGAGCGCAGCGAGGACGTGGCCTGCAGTGCGGACGAGGATGGGGGATTGCTGAGCGCATGAATGCTACCCACCAATGAAAGAAGGGAGACCTTCACAGATCTCCCTTCAGTGTCGCAGCAGGATTGAGGAGCCTCCCCTGCGACTGTAGCTGTTACCCACCTGCTACTGGGGCATGGCGCAACTCGTCGTACAACCAAGAAGCAGCTCCAGTGTAGCGGAGCCCTTTGCCGTAGGCAATGGGCAATAGGGGACACCATCTCTTGTCTTCATTTTGTTGAAGGAGATTTCTACAGGGTGTGATAGAGTTTAGGCTTACCTTCGTCGAAAGACAACCCTCAATCTTTGTTGGAGAGACCAATGAACAGCGCACATGACCTGACCGAAGTCGAGATCAAGAACCTGATTGCCCGTGGCACTGCCCCGAAGATCGAAGAGCATGAGATCGAAGCTCTGATTGTCAAGGAAGAGTTTCACCAGTTTGCAGGCACGACCCTCATCACCTGCGTGTTGACTTTGAAGAACGGCTACACCGTGAGCGGTGAGTCGGCCTGTGCAGATCCCACCAACTTCAAGGAAGACACTGGCCGTGCTCTGGCCCGCAAGCAAGCCAAGGGCAAGATCTGGTCGCTGGAAGGCTATGTGCTGAAGAACAAGCTGGCCTTGATCGAAGCAGCAACCAAGCCCACCAAGCCAGATGCAGATGTCAAGACCTACGTCGGTACGAAGGTGGTTCATGCTTGCCCGATGACTCGACTGGCCTACAACAAGCTCCGTGGTTGGGAGTTGCCTGCAAATGAAAATGGCGATGACGCCGGCTATCTGGTGGAGTACGCCGACGGTGGTGCACCCAACCTGCCCTCGTTCCGTGGCTACGTCAGTTGGTCCCCCAAGGATGTCTTTGAGAAAGCCTACACCACTGGGGTAACTTTGAAGAAGACCACCTATGTGGAGCGCATGCTTGAAGAGGTCGCTCAGCTGGGTGAAAAGATCAGGCTGCTGGACAAGTTCATCGAAGGCAGCATCTTTCCGACCATTGACATTCAGGATGGACAAGATCTGGTGCTTCAGTTGCAGGTCATGAGCGAGTACCACAGCATCCTGAGCCGTCGCTTGCAGCGGGCACAGAAACAAAGCTGAAGCTGATCATTGGGGCATCGCGCCGCAGGCGCGAGCTACTCCAAGAGTAGCGAGCCCCTCTTACGACATAAGTAGGAAGAACCATGCCCGATTACCTGGACCCCTTTGGGAACTACGACCACATCAAGTCACTGCCGATGGCAGAGGCCGTTGCCCGAGCCAAGGAGATGCAACAGCAGATCCTTGCCTTACATGAAGAAGTCTCCAAGGAGATCCGCATGCATGTGTCGACTGTGAAGAGCCGCGAGACGATCCGTGCCAAGATTGCTGTACTCCAAGAAGAGATGAAGTTCCTTCTTGTTCGTAGTGCACTAGCAACCTAAGTAGGAAGAAGATCATGACATTGACCGTAGCTGACGTTGCTAAGGCCCTGCCCCCCAATCTCAAGGGGGCAGCCACTCCTGAGTTCGTTGACCAGATCAACAACATCGTGACTGACCCGGAGGTGGCCCAGCATGTGCGGGACAACTTCATCAGCTACACCAAAGTCTTGCAGGATGGGAAGTTCAAGACTGAGGACTACCTGCATGCGGTGACTTACGTCAGCTTCAAGCTCATGGGGCTCTCCAATCAGGATGCCTACTTCCGTACCTTCCCGGCTCGACATGCTCGACTGGTAGCGGCCGGCACTTCATCGAAAGACATTGCCGCCTACGTCTCGGGCTACAACCGAGGCAAGTTGGTGAACCTGATCCTGGAGCAAAGCTTGGTGCCCACCTGGGTTCTGAACCAAGACATCTACCAGAAGGCCATCAACGTGCAGGCTGACTTGATGGCCAATGCCATGAGTGAGCTGGTTCGCACGCAGGCAGCCAACTCGCTGCTGACTCACCTGGCCAAGCCCAAGGAAGCCGGCCCGCTGGTAAACATCGACATGCGTGAGAGCTCTGGCATGAACGAACTCAAGGACACCCTCACCAAATTGGCACTGCAGCAGCAAGCTCTGATCCAAGCCGGTGTGTCTACCAAATCGATCGCTGAACAGAACATCATTGATGTGGAGGCCAAGTAATGACCGCTCTCATCAAACAAGACTTGGATCTGTGGTTGGATCAAGTCAACTACGCAGACATCAACAGCTCGTTGTATCTGCCGTCTGAGTTTGCACTGACGTTCATGAACTTCATCAAGTTGGTGAACGGGAGCCAAGGAGAAAGCAACAAGACTCCTGCAGTTCACTTGAAGATGCTGGACAAGGTTGTGGGTCCAAGCGACTACATTGCCAACCTCTGCTTTCGTGGTGCAGCAAAGACCACGCTCTTCATGGAATACTTCAGTCTGTTCCTTGGAGTATTCCACTGTCTGCCAGGATTCGGTGCTATTGATGGGATGATCTACGTCTCAGACTCTATGGACAACGGCGTCAAGTCAGCACGGAAGAACATTGAGTTCCGCTACAACAACAGTGAGTTCTTGCAGCAGTGGATTCCGGAAGCGAAGTTTACTGACGCCTACATCGAGTTCAAGAACCGATCGGGCGAGATGCTGGGCATCAAGATGTTCGGTGCCAAGACCGGTCTGCGGGGTACGAAAATCTTTGGCAAGCGCCCTGTCATTGCCATCCTTGATGACTTGGTGAGTGATGATGACGCCAACTCCAAAGCGGCCATGAGCACCATCAAGGACACGGTCTACAAGGGCGTGAACCATGCACTGGATCCAACCCGTCGCAAGGTGATTTTCAACGGCACTCCGTTCAACAAGGATGACATCCTGATCGAAGCGGTTGAATCTGGTGGCTGGGATGTGAACGTCTGGCCAGTCTGCGAAAGGTTTCCATGCAGCCGAGAAGAGTTTGTCGGTGCTTGGCCAGATCGATTCAGCTACGACTACATCCAAAGTCAGTACGAGCTGGCTGAGAAAACCGGGAAGCTGTCTGGTTTCTACCAAGAGCTCATGCTTCGCATCTCGTCTGAGGATGAGCGCCTTGTGCAAGATGCAGAAATTCGCTGGTACAAGCGGGCGCAGATCCTCAGCAACAAGGGGATGTACAACTTCTACATCACGACTGACTTTGCCACAAGCAAAAAACAGACCGCCGATTACAACGTGATCAGCGTTTGGGCCTACAATGCCAATGGCGATTGGTTCTGGGTAGATGGTATCTATGTTCGTCAGACCATGGATCACACGATCAACGATCTGTTCCGGCTGGTGCAAGCGTACCGACCACAGCAAGTAGGCGTCGAGATCACAGGCCAGCAGGGTGCTTTCATTCAGTGGCTTCAGCAAGAAATGCTGAGTCGGAATATCTGGTTCAACTTTGCCAGCTCCGAGAAAAGCAATGAGCCCGGCATTCGTCCTTCTGTTGACAAGCTGCAGCGATTCAACCTTGTTGTCCCTTGGTTCAAGACCGGCAAGATGTACTTCCCTGAAGAGATGCGGCAAAGTACCATCATGGGTGCGTTCATGCAGCAGATTCGTTTGACCACGATGTCTGGCATCAAAGGCAAGGATGACTGCCTGGATACCATCTCGATGCTCGGATACTTGAAACCCTGGAAGCCGGCCGACGCTGTACCATTGAGTCAGCGTGACGATGGCGTCTGGGAACCAGATGAAGAAGAGGCATCGCCGTCTGCTTTGTCTTCCTACCTTGTGTGAGGCCCAACATGCATTTGTCTCAATTGCTCAAAGAACTTTCCTTCTCGGAGTTCTCCAACCTTGCTGTTGGGGAAAGTGGCTCTGGAGAAATCTCTGAAATGCGGCTGCCCTCTGTCGTTGCTGCAGTGAATGGTGCCCTGCTCCGGATCTACTCCAAGTTTCTACAGGACCACAAGACCGTGGTCTTGAAGAAGCTCGCCAATCAAACTCGTTACGTCATCTCGTCTGAGTTTGCTGAATCGACGGCGGCCGCTGTGCCCTACGTCATGGATGCAGCTGATCCTTTCAAGGACAACATCCTGAAGATCATCAGCGTGAACTACCAGAGTGGCGGGGACTCCAAGGCAATCACAGTCAACGTCCCTCGCACTGTGAACCTGCCTGAAGATGTGCCGGCTGGTACGTTGTTCCTTGTCAAGTTTCGGGCCAGTCATCCTGAGGTTGTCTACGATGACGACACCTTCATTGAAGCACCGCCTTCAGCATTCGAAGCGATCAAGGCCTATGTCGCCTACAAAGAATACTCAGCCATGAACACCGAAACTGGTGTGGCAAAGGGTCAAGAGTACCTGGCATCATTCAATGCCCTCTGTGCTGAGCTTACGAATAGCGATACCATCGGTGTCACTGAAGAGTTCACTGACACCAAGTTTTCTGATCGAGGGTATGTATGAGCTGCACCACCAACACCACAGTGTCTTCACGCCGTCGGTCGAAGCAACTTGATCTGCTGATTGAGCAAGGTGCCACGTTCTCCATTCCGATCGTCTACAAAGAAGATACTCTTCCTGTGGACCTGACTGGTGCCACAGTGCACTGCCAGTTTCGAGAAAAGATCAACTCTCCTCTTGCTCTTTTGAATCTGTCTTCTGGAGTGAATGGTGGTCTGGTGGTCACTGCCCTTGAAGGCAAGATTGTCATGACGATCACTGGTGCACAGACTGACGTGATGAAGATCTGGACGGGCGTGTGGGACATGGTGATCACGTTCCCCTCCGGTGAGAAGTTCCGCATCCTCAAGGGCCAGTGGACGCTGGACCGTGGAGTTACCCGATGAGCGAATGGACTGCACCCACTGTTGAGATTGACACTGCAATCGATGTCGTGTCAGAGGTGCCTGTCGAGACGCCGGTGATTATTCTTCTTGGTTCCAGCTCCAGCATTGAAGTCGCTACCAGTGGAGCAGAGGTCGTCATTGATGCCACCCTAGTCGATGAAGTTGTGGAGGTTTTGACCAAAACCAAAGGCGACAAGGGTGACAAAGGCGATACAGGAGAACGCGGCCTTCGAGGTCTTCGTGGTATTCCTGGCCCTGAAGGCTTACGTGGTCCAGATGGTCCAGATGGTCCTCGTGGCTTTCGTGGTGCCATGGGTACTGGGGGTGGTCAAGGAAACCAAGGCAATCAAGGTCCTCCTGGTGAGGTCGATACTGACTTGGTGATTGAGCTCGTCCAGCCTTTGCTGAACGAAGCTGCAGCCATTCCCATTGCAGAGATTCAACAAGATCTGCAGAGCTTGCCTGGCAGTATCCTGAGCTCGTTCCTGGGTGACCTGGCCGGCCAAGACATTGCAGATGCTGACTGGGCAGCTGGTGACGACGATGTGCACCATGTTGGCACGGTAACTCTCACGTCGATGATCAACGACGAGATCTACAACAGCTATCGCAAGACGACAGCCATGCTTGCCCAAGTGGGTGATTCCTTGGGAGCCGTTCGAAGTGAGCAGTACGCTCAGGCCGAATATGGCCGAGCTACTGCCGGACAACTCACCCAGTTTGTTGCTCAGACTGGCACGAATGTTGCAGCCATTGAGCAGCGTCTTGAGGTTGTGTCTACTCAGACTTATGCAACTGCCACTGCCCTTGAGCAGTATAGTGTCACGACCGATGGCTCTTTGGCCCAAGTCACCAATCGAATTGACCTTCTGGTTGACGACATCGGGGCTACAACCATTCTTCAAAATGAAGCCATTGCTGCAACCAACGGCAATGTGGCTCTGCTTCAAGATACTGTGGAACTGCAAGCTGACGACATCGCAGCAACAGCAGAGGATTTGAATTTGTTGTCGGTGTCTGTCGGCCTTATGGGCAGTGACATTACTGAGTTGTATACCTTGGTGGCTGACAGCGAAGATGGTCGGTTGTCTGCCAATTACCAGCTCAAAGCGCAGGTCACCGATGGCGATCGTGTTGTACTGACTGGGATGGCATTGGGTGCTTCTGTTGGCGAGAATGGTGATTACCGTTCTGAGATCATCATGATGGCGGATACTATTGGTTTTCTGACAGCCAATGGCGGAACTCTTCATCAACCATTTACGTTTGATGTTGCAAACGATACTGCTTACCTGAATTCAGTATTCATCAAGGATGCTGACATTACCAATGCCAAGATTGCCAATCTGGCTGTGACATCAGCCAAGATCGATAACCTGGCTGTGACTGCTGCCAAGATCAATAACCTGGCAGTGACCAATGCCAAGATTGCTTTGTCTGCAATCAAGACAGCGAATATCGAAGATGCCGCCATTACTCGACTGCAGGTGGCTGATGCTGCCATTGATACACTACAGATCAATGGAAATGCGGTGACGGTGCCTGTTTCAGCGCAGTGGTCAGGTTATGCGTCAAACTTTAGTGGACAAATAACAAACACGAGTTCATCAAATTTTCAGGGTTCTCCGGTAGTTATATTTGCGCAAGCCACAGTTAGATCCGGAGGGTACGCGGCAGAAGTAGCCGTTCGGATATATAGAAACGGTACACATATAGCAACTGGCCCGTATACCACTACATACAGGGGCCCGGAAGACCCGACCAATGCGTCGTCTACTTTTATATTTATTGATTATCCTGGCGCCGGAACTTTCAATTATGGGGTTGGGTGCTCAAAGTCCCCTGGGGTCTATGACGGCGTAATTCAAGCGGCAATTGTTGCGTTGGGGGTCAAACGATGATCAAGGTTGCCTACTTTATTCAAGCCGATGGGCAGGTGTTTTCAATCCTCACTGGCCCGTCGCTTGCGGGTATGCCAGACGCACCTGCCGGTCAATTTGCAACCCTCACGGATTACAGCGGCCCGCTGCCAGCCTACTGGAATGGTTCGACGGTTCAGGCAATACCCATGCAGCCATCCTCCTCGCACGCCTGGAACTGGTCGACCAAGCAATGGGCCTACGATCTCACCGAAGGCCGGGCGCAGAGCTGGTCCCGCATCAAGTCCGCCCGTAAATCCGCAGAGTTTGGTCCGTTCGTGTGGGGTGGTCACGTCTTTGATGGTGATGAGGTGTCGCGCAGTCGTTTTGGCGTGGCTCTTGAGGGGGCCAAAGAAGCGATTTCGGCAGGCAACACAACATGGTCAAAGCCATGGAAACTGGCAAACAACGCTGTCATTATGCTTTCGGCGCCGGATCTTGTTGAGGTTGTTCGCGCCCACGGCGAGAACATGGAGGCCGCCCACGCCACGGCGGGGGTGCTCTCCTACTTCATCGACGCAGCAACCACTCCTGAAGAACTGGAGGCAATTCAATGGCCGGTCTAAAATCTTATTTGTGGAACCTGCTGGTCAGCTTGGACCAGTCCCTGAACACTATCCTTGGAGGGCATCCTGATGAGACAATCAGCAGTCGGGCAGCCAAGTCTCGAAAGCAAGGTAAACGTTGGGCATGTATCCTGTGCGACTTGCTCGACAAGCTGGACCCCAATCACTGTGAGAAGAGCATTGAAGCGGACGAAGGCTTCCATTAATTGAAGAGAACAACCATGGCAGCACCTACTCTTGAAAAAATTATTGAGCACCATCTGTCCCAGAATGCTGGACAGAAGTTGACTCCCCATCTTATTACTGGCTTGGTGATTCTTATTGGTCAGAACATCCGCCAAGCTGATTTGCACAAAGAACCTGCTGTGGTTGCGGAGGAATCTCATGATTGACTTTGGCGACTATAAAGTGGACCTGGACACGGCCCGGCCCAATCCAACGAACAACACTCAAGTTGTTCGTGGTGACTCTCCTCGCACGGCATTTAGCAAATACAACGACATGCTTGATGCTGTGCATCAAGTGACTCGTCATGTTGGTCCTTTGGCTCCATCTCCTACTTCACCGTGGATGCAGTGGCTGGATACAAGTATTGATCCTCCTGTTGAGCGCCAACGTAATAGCATCGATACTGCGTGGGTTCTTGCCACTGTAAATGGTGCTTTGCGAGTTGATTCAAATGGCAATGTGGGCATTGGCGTAAGCGACCCAGATGCACCTTTGGTCATAAAAGCAAACTCAGCCTCTTATGGCATTTCTGTGAGAGGGAGGTCATCTGATAGTGCGAGTCTGATTGCATTCCGTTCAAATAACAATTCTACGGAGTTGGCTCGTCTCTTAAGATCTTCCGACGGGAACTTGGCAATCAGCAATACTTCTGGCGGTTCGTCAATAACACTGACTCCATTGGGGTCGAGCGGAAACTCTTACTTTTCTTTTACCTCCGCAGGAAACTTCACCAACGTCGGGACAAATGATGCGATTCATGTCATCAACCAGACCGACCCAGTCGCAACAAACAACAAAAGCCCGATTATCTCTTTGAGAAAAGCGGGAGTCATCTCATTCAATCTCTCTTGCGATGGCGGTAACACTGGTTTGACAAGGTATGACGCAAAGAGCAATACCGGTCAGCATCAATTTTATACAGACGGTGTCGAGAGGGTAAAAATCAGTCCTCCCGGTAACTTGTTGGTCGGGATAACTTCTTCTTCTGCAAGGCTGCACGTTCAAGGTTCTGGTGGGGCAAATGATCTTGGTTTCTTTCAACAAGGTGGAACATCAAGCGCAGTGGTGGTGATCAACCATGAAGATCCTCTAGGAACAAACCCAGGATCGAGACCGGTTTTGTCTTTGAGAAAAGGAAACGTCACCTCGTTCAATTTATCAGTGGACGGTACAACGCTTGGGGCCACGTACTACGACGCTATTGGCCCCAATGGGCAACATCGCTTCTACACAAACGGAACCGAACGGCTGACCGTCAGAGAAAGCGGGTTCGTAGGTATTGGTACACCAACACCCACAGCAAGACTGGATGTCAGTAGCGATACGCTCCGGTTGAGAACAGCAAAGACGCCTGCCAGTGGGACTGCTACAGGCAATGCCGGTGACGTTTGCTGGGACGCCAGCTACATCTACGTCTGCGTAGCAACCAACACATGGAAGCGATCGGCAATCGCAACATGGTAATATTTACCGGAGAAGCACAAGTGACCACTCAAATCAAGATCGCCATCCTGTTGGCCAGCACCCTGCTTATCTTTGGCTACACCAAAGCCATTCAACATCTTGCTTACCAAGATGGTGCCGCTTCTGTACAGTCAAGGTGGGACACGGAGACTGCCCGACGTGATCTCATCACTGAGCAGCTCAAGTCCAAAAACGAAAAGCTGAGCCAAGAGAACAAAGATCTCACGGCCGGCATTGCCACAAACCTGGAGAATGCAAATGTCGCTCACGCAAAAGTCATTGCTGGTGTGCGTGCTGAGTACACTGACCGCTTGCGCAAGTCAGAAGCCCGCTCGGGAATTTATCGAGAGCAAGCCGAAGGTGGAGCCACTCAGTGCCGGCGTCTTGCAAGCCATGCAACCGAACTCGACCGAAGTCTTGAAGAAGGCCGATCAGTGGTACAAGAGCTCCGGACTACTGTTGGACTCCGTGACCAACAACTCGAACAACTAGGACGGCAGATCCTTGCTGATCGTGCACTCCTGAATTGAGGCTTACATGCAGACCGACACCCAACATCCACAGTCCCCAGACGTTTCCAGCAAGATGACAACCTGGGCCAATGAGCCCACGTTGGCTGCATTGAAGACAGATCTGGAAGCGGCCAAGCCTGCACACGATGCTCAGGTTGCTCGCATCAATCACTGGAATGATCTGCTGAAAGTCAAAGGCAATGCCAAGCCCAAGACGGTGAAAGGTCGATCTTCTGTTCAACCGAAATTGATTCGTCGCCAAGCTGAGTGGCGATACTCGGCTTTGAGTGAGCCGTTCTTGAGCTCACCCAAATTGTTCAACATCAATCCGGTGACGTTTGAAGACACGAAAGCGGCCAAACAAAATGAGTTGGTGCTGAACTGGCAGTTCCGGACCAAGCTCAACCGTGTGAAGTTCATCGACGATTACGTGCGTGCCACTGTCGATGAAGGCACCTGCATTGCTAAGCTCGGATGGAAGCGAGCAACCAAAATGGTCAAAGAAGACGTGCCTGTCTTCGATCATTTTGAAATTGACAATGAAGAGAATCTCAAGGTTCTGCAGCAGGCCATTGAGCTCAAAGTTTCGAATCCTCGTGAGTTCGAAGAAAAGGCAAGCCCTGAAGTCAAGGCCAGCGTTACTTTGTATGAAGAGACTGGTCAGGCCACGATTGCCGTAAAAAATGGCACTCAAAAGGTTGATGTCGAAAAGGTGCTGGAGAATCGCCCTATCGTCGACATCATGAACCCAGCCAATGTCTACATCGACCCGAGCTGTGGTGGTGACATTGACCGGGCTATGTTTGTTGCCATTACCTTTGAGACCTGCCATGCAGATCTGAAGAAGGAAGGCAAAAAATACAAGAACTTGGGCAAGGTTTTGCTTGATGGTGCCAATCCATTGAACGAACCCGACCATGCCACCAATACCCCGAACGACTTCAACTTTGCTGACAAGGCACGGAAGAAGGTCGTGGCCTACGAATACTGGGGCTATTTCGACATTGAGGGTAATGGCGAGCTGGTTCCATTTGTGGCTACCTGGATCGGCAATGTTTTGATTCGAATGGAGCTCAATCCATTCCCCGACCAGAAGCTCCCTTTTGTTGTGGTTCCCTACCTGCCGGTCACTCGTGATCTGTACGGTGAGCCTGATGCTGAGCTGCTGGAAGACAATCAGCGTGTCCTGGGTGCGGTCATGCGTGGCATGGTTGACTTGATGGGCAAGTCGGCCAATGCACAGCAGGGCATGGCCAAGGGTTTGTTGGATCCTTTGAACCGTCGTCGATTTGATTCCGGTGAGAACTACGAGTTCAACCCCAATCAGCATCCCAACAACGGGATGCTTCAGCATACCTTTCCAGAGATTCCTCAGTCAGCCATGCTGATGCTGGGTTTGCAGAACCAAGAAGCAGAAGGCCTCACTGGTGTGAAGTCCTTCAGTGGTGGTGTCTCAGGTGCTGCTTACGGTGACGTGGCTGCTGGTATTCGGGGCGCACTGGATGCTGCCTCCAAACGAGAGATGGCTATTCTCCGTCGTTTGGCTAAGGGCATGTCGGACATTGGCAGCAAAATCATTGCCATGAACGGTGAGTTCATGTCTGAGTCGGAAATCATCCGGATCACCAATGAAGAGTTTGTCGATGTGCTTCGTGAAGACCTGGCCGGCAACTTCGACTTGGAAGTGGACATTTCGACGGCTGAGGTTGATGACGCCAAAGCCAAGGACCTGGGTTTCATGCTGCAGACTCTGGGTCCAAACATGGACAGCAGTATCACCATGATGATCCTGTCTGAGATTGCTCGACTCAAGCGCATGCCTGAATTGGCCAACATGCTTACCAATTGGAAACCTACTCCCGATCCTTTGGCTCAGGCTCTCAAAGAAGCTGAACTTCAAAAAGCCCAGAAAGAGGTTGAAAAGCTGCAAAGCGAGATCGACCTCAATCAGGCCAAAGCTGCTGAAGCTCGTGCCAGCAAGGAACAGAAAGACTTGGACTTTGTCGAACAGGAGACCGGTACCAAGCACGCCCGTGAACTTGAGAAACAAGGTGGCCAGGCTCGTGGCAATCAGAATTTGGAAGTGACCAAGGCTTTGCTGAAATCACGCAAGCCTGATGAATCTGCTCCTGATGTTGAAGCAGGTATTGGCTTCAACCAACTTAGTGATATGATTGAGGGAGGACAAGGCCAACCTGGCCTGGGTTCCATCCCAGCAATCCAAGCACCGAGCTACTAAGAGGAATTTCCACCATGTCTGAAACCGCCGCACTGATCAAGCAACAAGAAGATGCCAAGGCCTTCATGGCTCGCCGTGATACGGCTTTGAGGCTCTACGACAATCCTGACTTCAAGAAACTCATCCTGAAGGAATTCTGTGTCGAAGAATGTGCTCGCTACGTGCACACCAGTGCCGACCCTGCGCTGAAGCCGGAGAATCGTGCTGATGCCCTGGCTCTTGCCCAGGCTGCTGGCCATCTTCGCCGCTGGTTGTCGGTGGTTGTCCAGATGGGCAATCAGGCCGAAGGCCAACTCCAAAGCCTGGATCAGGCCATCGAAGAAGCTCGTCAAGAAGGGGGCGCTGAATGACTGGTGAAATCCTCGCCATGTCGGACGAGGAGTTTCTGAAACTCAGCGAACCCCCGGCAGTGTCTGGGGCTTCGACTGAATCGTCAGATTCCACGGTCACCGACGAAGAGCGTGCTGCTGAACAGGCTGCAGCCGCTTCTGCCCAAGCTCAAGCAGATGCTAACGCAGCTGCTGAGTTGTCCCGTCAAACTGAAGAAGCAGCTGCGCTTGCCTCACAGCAAGAGACTGCTTCCAAACAAATCTCGAATGGTGATACAGTCGCCACCGAGTCCGGTGAGCAAACTCCCACGGCAAACAAGCCCGCTGAGAATGCGCCCCCTGTTGATCAATCAGGCAAGGCAAATTCCAGTGGCGAGTCCACAGAAAATTCTTCTGTTGGTTCCAAGGCTGAAGGCCAGGGTGAGACTCCCGACTATGAGGGGTTCTACAAGCAGATCATGTCGCCGCTAAAAGCGAACGGCAAAACGATCACTTTGCAGGATCCCAAAGAAGCGATTCAGCTCATGCAGATGGGCGCCAATTACACCCGCAAAATGCAGGAATTGGCGCCTCACCGCAAACTGCTGATGATGCTTGACGCCAACGGCTTGATGGATGAAGGTCAACTTTCTTTTGCCATTGACTTGGTGAAGAAGAATCCTGAAGCCATCAAGAAGTTGGTCAAAGACGCTGGCATTGATCCTCTGGATATTGATGCCAGCACTGAACCGAACTACCAAGCAGGCAATCACAGGGTGTCTGATCAGGAAGTGTCTTTCGCCACTGTCCTTGACGATGTCAAGGGCAAGGATGGCGGTACCGAGACGCTCCGGGTCATTCAGACCCAATGGGATCAAGCCAGCAAGGATGTGTTGTGGGCAAACCCAGATCTGATGGACACGATTCACGAACAGCGTGCTTCGGGCATTTATGGCCGAATTGCCGATGAAGTGGAACGCCAAAAGACCCTTGGTGCCATCCCTGCTCAGATGCCTTTCATCCAAGCCTACAAGGCTGTCGGTGACAAACTGGCTGATGCCGGCGCGTTCAACGATCTGGTGAAGACAGAGCCAGCGAAACCTCAAGAGTCCAAGACTCCTGTGGCCACTCGTGCAGCTGTTGTCAAACCGGTGGTCAAGAATGGCGACAAGGTCAATGCTGCTTCGGCAATACGAACCACTCCCAAGACTGCTGAAATGAAGGTCAATCCTTTGTCGCTGAGCGACGATGACTTCATGAAGCAAATGGCAAACCGCCTGTGAAGGAAACACCATGTTGAATTACAACGCCCCGGCCGACGGCCAGAAGTCGAGCATCGACGGTGATGGCTCCGACCAACTGAACACCTTTTTCTGGTTGAAGAAGGCCATCATCGAGACCCGCAAGGATCAGTTCTTCATGCCACTGGCTTCGGTCGTGAACATGCCCAAGAACTACGGCAAGACCATCAAGGTCTATGAGTACGTTCCTCTGCTGGATGATCGCAACATCAATGACCAAGGCATCGACGCCAACGGTGCCACCATGGCCAAGGGCAACCTGTATGGTTCCAGCCGTGACGTGGGCACCATCACCGGCAAGCTGCCTCTGCTGACCGAAAACGGTGGCCGTGTGAACCGTGTCGGCTTCACCCGTCTGACCCTGGAAGGTTCGATCCACAAGTTCGGCTTCTTTTATGAGTTCACCCAGGAAACTCTGGACTTCGACTCCGACGACATGCTCAAAGATCACCTGGCCCGTGAACTGCTGAGCGGTGCTGTGCAGCTGACTGAAGCTGTTCTGCAAAAGGACCTGCTGGCCGGTGCTGGTACCATCCTGTACGCCGGTGCTGCCACGAGCGACGACGAAGTAACCGGTGAAGTGACTCCTCCTGCCGGTGGTGCACCTGAACTGCCTGCCTCTGTGCTGAGCTACCGCAACCTGATGCGTCTGGACCAAATCCTGACCGACAAGCGCACGCCCAAGCAGACCAAGGTGATCACCGGCTCCCGCATGGTTGACACCATGGTCATCCCTGCCGGCCGCATCGCCTACGTTGGCTCCGAGCTCGTGCCCTGGCTGAAGGAAATGAAGGACCTGTTCAACAACAAGGCCTTCATCGAAGTGCAGCACTATGCTGACGCCGGTACCGTCCTGAACGGCGAGATCGGCAGCATTGATGCCTTCCGCTTCATCCAGGTGCCCGAGATGCTGCACTGGGCTGGTGCTGGTGCCATCGTCGATGACAACCCTGGATACCGTTCAACCTTGGTCGGCGGCACGGAGCACTACGACGTGTTCCCCATCCTGGTTGTGGGCGATGACAGCTTCACCACGATCGGTTTCCAGACCGATGGCAAGACCGTGAAATTCTCGGTCATCACCAAGATGCCTGGCCAAGCCACTGCGGATCGCAACGATCCCTACGGCGAAACCGGTTTCAGCTCGATCAAGTGGTACTACGGTATCCTGATCAAGCGTCCCGAGCGGCTGGGCCTGATCAAGACTGTTGCTCCTGTCTGATGACTGGGCACCGAGAACCAAGGGGGAAACCCCTTGGTTTTTTACAACCTGTGGAGAGATTTCATGAGCGAACAATCTGAAGGCACCGGCCAAACCGATGAGCTGCAAATCGATGAGTTGACGTTGCTGAAGCAACGTGCTCGCATGATGGGCATCACTTTTTCCAACAACATCAGCGTCGAGACACTGAGTGAGAAGATTGCTGCCAAGCAGGCCGGCAATGCAGATGAGGCACCCAAAGCGGATGCTGATGTCGAAGTCAAAACCGAAAATCCCTTGGCTGTTGAAGAAACCCCCAAACAAAAAAAGCTGTCGGTCCGCAATTACATGATCCAAGAGAACATGAAGTTGGTCCGCATTCGCGTCACCTGCCTGGATCCGAAGAAGAAGGAATGGCCTGGTGAGTTCCTGACTGTCGCCAATGAGTTCCTGGGCACTGTGACCAAATTCGTGCCTTTTGGTGAAGCCACGGACAACGGCTACCACGTCCCGCACTGCATCTACAAGATGCTGAAAAACCGAAAGTTCCTGAGCATTCGGACGTTCAAGGACCGTGCCAATGCCGGCCAGATCAAGGTCGAGCAGCGTTGGGCCAACGAGTTCGCCATTGAAGTGATGGAACCGTTGACTGCCCAAGAGCTGGCCAAGCTTGCTGCTGCCCAGACCGCTGGTGGCAACATTAGCTGAACCTGTTCTTCTTGGTTCGGCGGAGCCCTCCACATGGAGGGCTTCTTCGTTTAAGATACCCCCAACTCATATTTGATTGGAGCAGGCCATGGCCGTACTTGACCCAGCAGCAGATGCCAATGCTCTGTTCAGCCAGTTGACTGAAGACTATGCTCTTTCCCTACCTGAATTTGACTTGAGCGGGCCTCAATTTGATTTCCCCTTTGACCAGACATCTACGATCTACGATGCTGTCGCCAAGATCTCCATCTGTGACCTGACTACCGGAGAAGTTGGTGGCTCTGGTGTATTTGACTCGCTGATGAAGACGGTGGCTGCCCACCTGAAAGCTGAGTTTGACGCTGGCCGAATTACCGGTGCGGAATACACCAAGTCCTACATTGCAGCCATTGAATCGTCGATGAGCAATGGCACTCAGTTTCTGCTTCAAAAGGATGCAGCGTTTTGGCAAGCACAGACAGCCCAACTGGCTGCCATCACTGCACGAGTGCAGCTGCAAACTGCTAAGGCTCAGCTGGTTCAGACCATGTACGGAGCCCTGACGGAGAAGGCAAAGTACGCCTTGCTGAAAATGCAAGCCACTACAGCCACGATCGAATACAAGGTTGCCGAATACAACCACACGATGATGCAGCCTCTTCAGAAGGAAATTCTGGAGAAGCAATCTGCGACTACCACGCTTCAGATTGAAGGCCTGGACCTGGACAACCAAACCAAAGACTTCACCCTAATCAACATCCTGCCGACGCAGCGGAATCTGCTCACTGAGCAAATGGAAGCTGCTCGTGCCCAGACCTTGGATGTGCGTAGCGACGGGACTACTCCAGTCACCGGCTCTGTGGGCAAGCAAAAGGACCTGTACGCCCAGCAGATTACTTCCTACCAGCGCAAGTCTGAACTCGACGCAGCACGCCTGTGGTCGGATGCCTGGACTGTCCAGAAAACCATTGATGAAGGTTTGACGGCACCCACCAACTTCACGAACACCAACGTGGATACTGTGCTTTCTCGTATCCGGACAGCTAATGGGCTGACGTAATGGGCAGCAAGAAAACCTATGTGGCTTCTGCCGTGTACAACATGGCAGGGGACATCAAAGACCGCCCCCACTATCTCAAAACGATGGTGGCTGGGCGAGTGCTTTCTGGCCAACCTGCTACTGAAAGTTTCACAGCCACAAGTCTTCGAAGCTATTTAAAAGGTCCTGGCATTGACCTTCGCCATTTTGTTCGATGGGCCCGTTTAGATGGCTACAACGCAAATCTTGGTGAGGTACAGAGCACAATCTCAGTGCCGAACAACATCAATACTACGGCCCTGTCTGCACAGTTGGAACTGATCTACGGCAAAACTCTGTACCTGAACCGAGTCAACGTGGGCATGGCTGATTATGGCATTTGGGCTAATCAGTACATGTTGGCAAATCACCAGGACAAGTACACAACAGCATGGGCAGCTGATTTTAATGAAGCTACTGGGCAGATCATCATTCGAATTCCTATGATGTCGCCAATCACATTCACCCCAGTTGGTTATGTGCAGTCGGCTCAGTACATGTATGTAAGCCTGAACCAAGAGAAGGATTTTGTGTCTTCGTCAGAGACTTCGGGTTGGTTGGTTGGTCAGGTAGACGTCCCTGACGATTACACAATCCAAAGCAACCAGACCAACAGCGTCACTGTATTGCTCGAAGACACGACAGTTGTTTCTCAAACTTTGAATGGTGGAGTGCCTTACAGTTCTGCTTTTAGTAACCCACACTACGAGACCATTTCTCTGACAAGCCAGCTCTATACCCGTAAGTCAAATTTACCAAACATCGACTCTGACCTTGTTGTGGGCAGTGTCACTGAAAGCATTGAGATTCGTGAGGTGCAGAGCATTCACGAGAAAATCAACACGAGCACGTTGACTGAGTTAGTTCAAGCTGGCACTCGAATCAGTAATACCACTAGCACAATTCAAACACTTCAGAAACACACAGAGTATCAAAAGATTACTGTGACTGTTCGTGAGAAGTCTTGGGCAAATGAAGAGATTTTCATCTACCGACAAGGTAGCGGCAATGCTGCGCTTGATGCTTTGTTTGTGGCTCGCAGTGCGGCAGGTTCATTTTTCCCAGCTATTCCTATTCGCATTAACAACAAGTTTGTGACGGAACCTCAGTACGCTGGAATTCTTCCTTGGGTACAGAAGGCTGTTGCTCGCTCTACCAACTTTACTTTTGAAAAGTTGCTGGATATTGTCAAAGACAATCCAAGCCTCAAAGACATTGATTTTGCTTACATGCTTTTTGGTGTGTCGCTAAACTCTACAGAAAATGCATCCAAGCGGTACATGTATGAGTTTTTCCGAAATGCTGGGCAGCCCTCTACAGCAGCCATGAATCAATTCTGGAATGACTACTGGGTTGCAGTGGCTTCTTGGGATGCATGGGTTCAGTGGTATGAGAGTGGCCGCTACGAATCGAATAGGTATGACTGGGATAACTCGATGCCAACTGAGCCAACTCGGTTGCCTATGCCAACGCTCCCAAAGCAGGGCATCAATGTCCGATCTCAGTATAACTACAACCTTTTGATTGAGTTTTCTGGGGCTGTTGAGGAGTTGTTTGAAGGAAAGTATTCTCCATCAGCAAAGATCAATACCCTTCGAATCTACAAAGGTCCAACATTGAACTTTAGGCAGTACCCGCAGCAAAGTGAAAAAGGCAGTCGAGCGTATCAAGGCTACTTCCTCGACACCAACGACAGTGCGCCTGCCTACCAGACTGTGATTATTGATTGGCAATACGCGCATGGTGCGTATCGTCGTTTGACTATTACTGGATTGAAGCACGTCAATTTTGTGTACGGAGGTAAAGCAGTTGAGATCACGGCATGGGATGCTCTTGATGATTTGGAAGAATCTGGATTTATCATCCCCCTACAAGAAGAAACGTTGTTTGGGTTGCCGCTTTCGGTGACTACCCAGTTGACCACGGCCTCGACCTACATGATGTTCAACTCGTACCAGATCGTCAAACAAGAGTGGTACCAGACTGGCATTTTTAAAGTCGTCCTGGTCATCATTACGATCGTCCTCAGTATTTACTTTCCCCCGGCTTCAGGGGTTACTGGTGGTTTGCTTGGCACCAACGTTGCTATTGGAACTGCTCTTGGTTTCACAGGCACTGCGGCTATTATTGCTGGGGCCATCGCCAATGCTATTGTTTCGATGATCGTTACTGAGATCATTTCCCGTGCTTCTATTGCTTTACTTGGACCTAGAGTTGGTTCCATTGTTGGTGCTATTCTTTCGATTGTGGTTGTTTCTGTCGGCACAAGCATGGCAGGCGGAAAGCCTCTGTCAATTTCTTTTGGCAACCTCATCAATGCAGAGAATCTGATGAAGTTGACTTCTGCTCTGAGCACTGGCATCTCTGCCTACATTGCTTCAGGCACTCAAGACACCATCGTCGAAACTCAGGATGTTCTTGAGGACTACAAACGTCAGGCGAAGTCCATTGCTGAGCGGTACACTCAAGAATTTGGTGACTCTTCTGGCGTCATCGATCCTCTTGCTGTTGCTGACGCTGTGCAGTTCCAAATAGAAGATCCCAGCATCTTCTTGAATCGCACGTTGATGAACGGCACAGACATTGCTGACTTGTCCCACAACATGTTGGATAATTTCACAACCCTCACTACGGCCTTGCCCTTGGAGTGACCATGTCTCAATACCAGTACAACCCTTTGGCCACGTTTGGCAGCGGCTCTCTGCAATTCGGTCAGCAAAGCCCCTTGGGCAACTTCACTCTTGGCGGCGGTCCTCTTGGCGGCGACAACCCCTACGCTTCAACAGACTTCCTTGCCCAAGCTGCAGGCAGCTCTACAGGAGGTGCTGTCCCTCAAGCTGGTGGCTTCCAGCTAGGCATGAATGCGCCGACCATCGGGATGGGCCTGTCTGGATTGAACAGCTTGGCCAACATCTGGGGTGCCTGGCAAGCCAACAAGCTGGCCAAGGATCAGTTGGCTTTCACAAAAGCCACGACCAACACCAACTTGAACAACTCGATCAAGTCCTACAACACTTCTCTTGAAGATCGGGCGCGGACTCGTGGCTTTACCGAAGGCCAGTCTGCTGCTCAAATTCAAGACTACGTTTCCACCAATCGGCTCAGCCGGTAAGGAGCCATCATGGCAATTTTGACCTGGCGTAACGTTGATGCGCCCAACTTCTCTGGTGCTTTGGAAGGCTACCGCACTGCCAGTCAATTGCTGAGCAGTGCAGTCAAGTCTGGTCAAGACGTCGTTGGTGCTTACACCCAGGCCAACACTGATGCTGCTGACCGTGCCATCATGAATCGTGCACTTGGTGTGCAGGACTCTGGGGCATATCGAACTGCCTTGGCTTCCGGTTCTCTTGTTGGTTCTGATGGCCAAAACGCATCCATGAAGCTGCTTGGCGATCTGGACACCCGCACAGGCACTCTATTGAATCGTGATGTGGTTCGTGAAAACCTGGGTCAGACTCAGTACACAAACCAGCGTGGCCAGCAGAGCGATGCTCTCATGGATGAGGCCGGTCCTGACGCTGCACAGGCTCGTTTGCTGGCCCGCAACAATGACCAAGTCGGTCTCAACAAGTTGCTGCAAAGCAGCCCCACTCTACAAAAGCTGCGTCCTGACCAGCTGGCTACTTTGTTGACCGGCGTGGACAGCTTGTCTACGAGCTTTCAAGGTCGTCGTGGCAGCGATTCGAGCTTCAAGCAAAGTGAATGGCGTTTTGGCAATGAAGTTCGTGACTCGAAGGATGCTCAAGCTGCTCAAGAGGCTTGGCTTCAGATCCAACGAGATAATGCCACTCCTGGCACAGTGCAGGGTGCTGTCAATGCACGTGCTAGCACGATGTCTCCCGGTGCCATGGCCCGACTCAACAACCTTGCCAAAGGCGGTGGCTACAGCATCAACGGCCCGGTGGGTGCTGATGCGCCCAACATGGGCGGCCCCGGTGTTCCTTCTTCTGGTTCAGGTGGTGGTGATTCGTCTCTGTCGATCATGACCGGTGGGGCACAGTTGCCCGACAACATTCGAACTGTTGGCGACATGGTGGACAACAAGTCCACTTTGTTGAAAACCAATCCGAAAGGCACTGCCACGGGAATGTGGCAGATCACTGCTGACACATGGACTGACTTTGCACCAAAAGCTTTGGGCTCTGAGTGGCGTTCGGCTGACATCCGAGATCCTCAAGTTCAGAACAAGGTGGCGGAGTCCATTTGGAATTCTGCACGCAGTAGCGGGAAGACCATCAAAGGTCGATGGGATTCGTTGACCCAAGAAGAAGCAAACAGCATGCAGGGCATGTCATGGGACCAAGCCCGTGACATCATCAGCCGAAAAGAGTCTGGTGCAGTGGCCACGGAGATTTTGAATCAAGCTCGCAGTCGTGCAGGCAACAATCTTGGTGTGGATCTCACACGTCAAGAGATGCGTGATCGTGCCGGCCAAAACCAAGCTACAGGTATCTTCCCTGAGCTCGATGCTTTGCAAGCAAGCCGCAGCAAGTCTGTTGATGTTGCTGACCAGCTCATTGGAGAAAAGGGTCCTCTTCGTGGTGCAAACCGTGGTGAGGTGCTTGACTACATTAACTGGATCGTCGACAACAGCAAGGGTCGAATCAATCCAGCCATGGCTGGTGAGATGCTGGCCCGCAATGTGGGCAGTGCTGACAACTTCGCTGAACGCGCTGGCAGTATGCTTTTGGACGTGGTTGGTGCTCCATTTGGTCGTAAAGTTCGAACTGGGAACCTGACCCAAGGCAGCGATGGTATTCGTCTCAAAGACGAAGGCGTTTACCAGATGATGAACGAGTATCTCTCCGGTGGTACGGCTGTTCGTCGAACTAGTCAACAAGCCCTGGCAGCCGAGGATCAGTCACTTGAAAAGCTCCGAACTAAGTACAACGACGCAGACGCCCTGTATCGCGAAATGCGTGCACAAAGCAAGACCCGCCCTGGACTCGCTGCTGTCCTCCCTGAGTATCAGCAAAAGCGTGACGCATTGGAACAGGCACTTGAACGTGCAATCAGTGAAACGAACAGCAATCAAACTTTGATGCCAAGCCGGGATCGCCCTACACCACAACCTGTCCAAAAAAGTGCACCTGGTGTTGACATTACCAAAAATCCTGCCTTCAAATGATTGAGTGATTTTGGCACTGACTACATCAGTCCGGAAGGCAAAAAGGTTTTTCAAAGTCGTGTTGCTGAGGCTAAAAGTGGAGGTAAACAACTGACTGAAGTTGAAATCCTTCGCGCAAAGCAGGCAGGGTTGCTATGATTATGGGAACTCTCAGGAACCAAACATGGCTGACGTCAACTCCCTTCTGAATCATGCTCTCAGCATGATGTCTGCTCCCACAGCAGTCGATACCAAAAAGCAGTCTGTTGCTGCAGCAGTCGATGAAAAGAAAAGTGCCCTGGGCAAGACCCCGGACTTTTACCAAATCGCTGCTGCAGGCAGTACCGATGCTGGTCTGGCTTCTGCTGGTGAGTTGGAGAAGGACGTGCGGACCATGAACCAGAGTCAGCTCTGGCAGAAGTACGGTGACAAAGCTCCCCAACTGTTCCGCCAAATGGCTGATGGTCAGCAAAAGTTTTCTGCTGACATGACGATCGATCGTAATGCTGGTGAGCTCTTTAGCGACTCTACCTCAGGTGCTGCTTCTAGTTTTGTTGGTGGCTTGGGTAGCATTGCTGCTTTAGGTACTGGTCTGGTCAATGCAGACGCCGGTGCTGCTTTGTCCGGTGCTGTGGCCAAAATGGGTGAGGTTGTTCAGGGCGTTCAGTCGGAAGGTGTTGGCGCTGCACGTCGAGTTCAACAAGCTCGCTCAGCCAACACCAGTCGCGATAACGAACAACAGTACAACCAAGACGTTGCCGATGGCAGCTCTGAGTTGGTTGCTGGCTTGAAGCAGTTTGGTCGTGATTTTGTTGACACAGCAGGCAACTCCACAGACGCGGCTTTTTTTGCCCAAGGCACCGCCGAAGCAGCCGGCTCCCTTTTGTCTGGCTCTCCTGTGGCTGCAGGTCTTCGCAAGATTGGCACAGCACTTATGGGCGGAGCTGCCAAACAACGTGCTGTTGCTTTGGCTGCCCAAATTGACCGCACCACTGGTGTTGCATCGACTGCTCGTGTCGCTGATCGTGCTCGCAAAATTGGCTCGGGTGCGGCTTGGCCTCTGGCAACTGCAGCACTTGAAGGTGGTGGTGCCTACACAGGCACGGTCAATGAAATCATGGGCATGACTCATGATCAGCTGCAAGAAGGCTCTCCTCAGTATCGTCAAATGTTGGCTGACATGGTAGCCAGTGGCGTTCCTGTTGCTGACGCACGAGAACAAGTCAAAGTCACTTTGGCGAACCAAGCAGGGGAACAGGCTGCTGCCATCCAGGCCCCTATTGCAGGCGTCACTGGTTTGCTGACTCGTGCTTTGGAAAAACCCTTCACTGCACCATCTGTGCGTGCTGCCGCTCGTGCTACGTTTGTCAACGAACCTGTTGAAGAGGCTGTTCAGTCATCGACTGGTCAGCTGGCTCAAAACATTGGTGTCCAAGCCAATGCCAATGAGAACCAAAATCTGGCCAAGGGTGTTGGCGAACAAGGTGCCATGGGTGCTATGTTTGGCATGACTTCTGCAGGTAGTGTTCAAGGTCCTGCTGTTGCCGGTTTGGGTGCACGCAATGTGTATCGTGGAGCCAAAGCTGCCGTGTCTGCTGCTGTGGAAGCAGGCAAGCCTTTGTACCAAGCACTCATTGAACGTGGTGACCGCATTCTGCGTCAGCAAGAACAAGCTTCTCCTGTCAGCGATGAAGCCATCACCGCAGCAACCAACAATCTCAACGCAGTCGCTGAAAACTCGACTGCTGTGATGACGGAAGCCTTGAACACAGCCAAGATCGATGAAGCAGTCAAGCAGTCCGGCAACCAGTACGTTTCCTCTTTGGTTCAGTCTCTGCAGTTTGACCCAGCTGAGTTGGAAGGTGCCCCTGACTATGTGCGTCAAGCTGTGGGTGATACCACCTCTCGTGCTGAAGCCGCCATCAAGCTGGCCGACTTGGTGAACAAGTCTCAAACTGATCAAGATGCTTTGAACAACGCAGCAATGCTGTGGATGCTCATGGAACCTGTGAAGGCCATGAAAGAAGCTGACCCAGAGGCGTTTGCTTCACTACCCAAGGACAGCCCTGCTCTGTCGCTTGTGCAGCAGTATTCCCAAGTCGCGAACAGCATTGAAGCCAATGCTACTGTTCGACGTGCACTTCGTGCTGTTGAGCCTTTGCTGACTCGTGCGGCCGCTACGATTCAACCGGTGACTGAAGAATCTCTGGCCACTCCAGAAGGTCAACAGAACGTGCAGAACGCCATTGCTGTGGCATCGCTGCACCCAGACAAAGGCAACCTGGACGCCAACGAACAGATCTTGACCCATGCTGCCCAGGGCAAGCTGAATCTCACACCCGACCAGCTGAACACGCTGAAGACTTCTGTCACGTTGCTCCGAGCTCGTGCCAAGATGGAGGAACAGATTGCTGCTTCTGGCACCCGTCGGGTCAAAGATGTGGTGTCCAGTCAGATCGTGGCCGGCAATGATCCTCTTCGCAAGGTGGCCAAGTCTGCTTTGCAGCACACGCAGGAAATCCTGTCTGCCATGCGAGGCCAGAACTCTGAATTGGCCACAGCTCGTCTTGAGGATTTTGGCAAGTTTGTTCAGCACATGCAGAACAAAGTCATGGCCCTCAACACTCACTTTGCAAACGGCAATCCGAATGCAGATGGCGTGCCATACCAACAACTCCAGCCCACAGGCAATCGTGATTTCAGGCTGTCGCGTGATGGCATGTTTGTCAACACAAACAAAGGCAGCTCGATCGATTTGGCCCAGTCTGCTGCCATCGAAGCACAAATCTTGGCAGACGTATACAACGGTCTGGTGGGCACCTTTCCTGAACTCAATCAAGCCACCATTGCAGCAGTGCCATTGGATGCTGCGTTGATCGGCGATTCTGAGACTCTGGCTCAAGGCTTTCGTGATGCACGCAAGCCAGCCAAAGCACAGCCTGTGGAGACTGACAATGCAAACCGAAATGTCGATGGTGAGCCAAGTGCCGTGGTACCTGCACGAGATGTACGGGTGGCAGCTGGGGATGAAACAGTCGTTGCAACTCCTGCTCCAACAGAAGTTGTTGACCAAGGACGAAGCGAAGCAGTTCCACCAGTTGTGGAAACAAAACAAGACAGCACCCCCACACCTGTGGTCGAAGTGCGAGATCCTGTACCTGACGCAGTTGATGCCAGCGAACCGCCTGCCAGTGTGATCACCACTCCTCTGGATGATTTGTACGGTGACAACAACTTTGCTCGGTCCAGCTTCGTCTACCCAGATGAGGCCACAACCCGCCTCAGTGCTGAAGAGTCTCCAATCGCTGCAGTGCGTCGTGCACTGTCGAGCGAGACCCGCTTGAGTTCTTTCCTCTTTGGTTCGACCAAGCGAAATACTTTGAAGCCTGAAACTGCTTCTGCTTATCAACGGCTGCTCACAGACACCCTGGCACCAGTGGTCATGGCTGTGCAGCAGCAGTTGGCTGACTTCTTGAACAGCAGTTATTCCAAGAGCGTTCCACAAACGATGCAGGAAATTTTCCTGAACAACATCGAAGTTCCTCGCAAATCTGGCAAGCCATTGATGGGTTCAGAAATGAACCGACTGGCTCGCGCCAAGGTGCTGAACTTCACTCAGTTGGACAGCAATGGCAACTTGATCTACCAACCCCAGATGTTGGAACAAGCATCGTTGGCTGCCATGCAGTGGCTGCTGTCGTCTGATTCTTTCTCCAGTGTGATGGATGAGTCTGACGTGGCCCAGATGACTGGCCTGTCTGAAACAGCACTGCAACGAAACCCTGAACTGATTGAGCAACTGACTGAAGGCATGAGCGTTGCTCAGGCCAAAGGCTCACTCTCGATCAAGATTCGAAAGTACATGGGGCTGCAGTCGAAGAGCACCGCTGACATGGCCTACTCCAACGGTATCATCAATGCGATGGCTGCCGAGCTTCTGCGTGCCATGGCTTCTGCTGGGTTGCTGGAGATCAACAACACCAAGCTGACCCCTGCTGTGCACGGAGTCAAGAAAGACAAGACGTTCACTCGCATCGTTGTCAAAAAGCTGGATGACAAAGAAGCTCTGGCTTCTTTTCAGGACGCCATTGAAGTGGCTTCACTGGTTGCTCCCGAAGTCACCAATTACATCGGTGACGTGACTCCTGATGTCGCTGAGCGTCAGATGAACAACAACGAAGTGGCGAATACCACGAACCAAAAGGATGCATTGAGCAAGGAACAACAAACTCCTTTCTACGTGAATCCTGCCATGGTCAGTTTCTACACATCGCTGGGCAAAGACAATTTGCTGGCCTTGTTTGGAACTTCGTTGGATGACGAAGAGGTGTTCAACGATGCTCACTTGAAATCAGTGAAAAGCAAGAACAACTCTGTGACTTCGGCTTTTGATCATCTGCTTAGTGTCTTAGCTGATGTCAGCAACGTGGCTGAAACTGCAGGGACTGCTTTGGATCAAACCCCGATCCGTTACGCCTACAACATGAGCCGAGTGGGTCGCATGCAAATGCTTGGCAAGTACGGTCCACAAGCCAGCAAGCTGGTTCGTGAGGCCATCCTGCCTACTCGATCCACTCTGAATCTGTCCAACCAGAACAGTGGGTCATTTACTGCCTATGGTCTGGGCTTGGCCCAAGCCCTTGGCATCAAGGTGCACAACCAGCCGGCTGACGTGTCCGTAACTGAGGTCATGGCCAAGCTGAATGGTGGTCTGGCTCCTGCTGTTGAAATGGTTCGTGAATGGTTGTCGGCAGTCGATTTGAATCGCCCTGCCGAAATGACTGCCGAGCTCACGACAGACCAAGTCATGCAGCTCAAGGATGCCTTTGCTGCTGCCAAAGCAGATCTCTCGATGGTTGGTCTGCATGCTCTTGTTGATTACGCTCGCTACTTGGCCAGTGAAGATCAATCAGCATTCCAGACTTCAATGTACTTGGAAGCAGACGGCGTCACCAACGGTCCCATCAATGCCATGGCCCTGATGAGCATCGGTGGTTTTACGCCGGCATGGGTTAACAATGTTTCCAAGGGTGGTTTGGCATTTGGCCAGCCCACTACGATGGCCGACATTCGCAAAAGCGACTCCAAGGATCTGTATCAGGCATCGACTGATGCAACTCGTGCACGCCTCTCTGAACTCCGGGATTCCCTGAGCCAAGAAGGTACTGAGCAAATGGATCATCTGCTCAATCTGATGTCGCTGTTCAGCCCAGATGTGATTTTCAATCCAGATGCCAAATGGGAAGATGGCTCTTTGGAGCTGAAGCGTGGAATCGCCAAGAACCCTCTGACCATTACCATCTACGGCTCAGGCCAGTCTGGTATTGCAGGCAAGCTGACTGGTGCTTTGGTCGATGAGATCTACGCACGCATGAGCACGCTCCTGCAGGCACGCAAAGCCAATCCAGACATCTCGGTGGCCGATGCCATGTTCCCTGGTGATCTTGATGCTGCCAACAAGCTGGATCGTTTCAGCAAGTCGATTCATGCTCTGACCACTCTGGTGCCTGTTCGTGAGAAAGGCAATCTGCTTTTTGATGCAGTCAGCCAACCTGCCCGCAAGTTTGTGCCCAAGACGTTCAGCTTCACAGCCAGTGAACTGGAAACCATGGAAGCCAACATGCTGGAGCTGTTCGTGAAGCCGATGCGTCAAGGCATTGCTGACACTGTCGGTGAGCCATTGATGCAGGCAGTTGCTACCCTCCGTGATGCTGCTCAAGTGCAATCGATCTTCTTGGAAGCGATGTACGTCCAACGCATTGATGAGGCCATGAACAAAAAAGAAGCCACCGATCCGATTTGGCGTCGTGGTGACTTCTTGAGTCAAGCTGAACTGAAAAAGATCACTGCCGACCTGCGTAACATTTCTCCTTTGGTTCAGACAGGGGATCAAACTTTCCTGATTACCAGCAAACAGACACTTGACCTCGAAGGTCGTGATCTGGAATTTGGTCGTGCACTGGATGACAGTCTTCGTCCTGACGCAGACATGTTTGGTCCTGGCCAAGCTGGTGTGCGTGCAATCCCAATGATGACCATTGGTATGGGCGACGGCATGATGATGCAACTGCTGGCCCAGATGGGCTTGCAAGGCACGCTCAAGATCTTTGATGGCATGAACATGCCTTTGGACAAGATCGGTCAGTACAGCGAACAAGCCAATGCTGCTGTTTACGAATCGTGGAAGGGCAACCCACACGCTGAGATGCTGAAGACTTTTGAGACGTTCTTGGACAATGTCTCTGAAGCAACAATCACACCGGCCATGCTGCCTACTCTGACTCAGACTTTGTTCTCGTCGTCAGAGCGTCGTTCCATGGCAAAGACTGGTGAAGTGCCCAGCAATGCAATGATCATGGAACGGATCAAGCAACTGCAAGGCAACTTGGAATGGTCTGCCAAGAGCATTGATGCTCGTCACGCTGCCATTGAATCTTTGCCTGTGTCGGTTGACCAGATGGCTGCTGCCGGCCGCCCATATACGAACGGCCGTACAACTACCGCACGCATGACCACTGATGATGCTGTGGCTGCTTTGAACAAGGCCTATGAAGCTGCCATGGATGGCGGTGCTGTTCCAGCGACCGCACCCATCGCTTCCGTGCCTGCTGTACCAAAGGCTGTCGCATCCCCCATTGACTTGGTGGGTCGTGTTGCTGCATCTGGGGTTCGTGTTCTGTCGCCTACTGCCATTGAGAGCCTTTCCCGTGACGGCATGACTGAGGCACAAAAAGCTGTCTACAGCGAGATCCGTCGATCCAATGCAGTGCAGGGCTACAAGGTGGTAGCTGGTACGGCTGAGCAACTTGATGCATTCATCGCTGAGACTGGCCGCTCACAGCGTCCAGCCCAAGAGGTGCATGGCTGGATCAACGTTGGTGACAAGACCATCTACATGATCAACCCGTCGGTTGAGACTCTGGTCCACGAGCTTGTGCATGCAGGTTCCTATGAGACGGTTCTGGCTCACTATCGTGGCGAGAGTGTCAGCACTGAAGTGGCTGCTGCTGTCGGTCGCCTGGAAACTTTGATGGCTGAGTTTGTTGAAACTGATGTCAGTCAGTTTGATCCAGCACTGCGTGCTGCTTACGACTCAGCCAAGGCTGCAATCCTTTCGGCCAACTTGGAATCGGATCAGTCTGTGGCCATGGCCAAAGCACTGAATGAATTCATGGCCTGGGGCTTGACCAACGAACAGCTGACCAAGGACCTGAAGAGTAAGCCTGCTCCTGTTCTGGTCCGTTTGGCCAAGGGCATCGTTGCTGCGATCAAGTCTCTGATCTGTGGCCGCAAGATTGCACCCAAGCCTGCCGACGATTTCCTCAGCAACCTGCAATTCAACTCTGGTGTGATCTTCCGCAGCCAACCCAACATTGCTGCTGTGGTTCGCAGCGGTGAGCTCTATCACTCGACTGCCTATGGCAACTCCAACCGCATCAACACCATCCGTCAGACGTTTGCTCAGAAGATCGTTGACCTTCTGGCCACTGAGAAGTGGCAACGTGGTACGAAGATGCGTCAGGTGGAAGTCTCTCAAGCTGTGCAAGAAGCTGTCTTGGTGGGTCTGTCCTTTAATGCCCACGGCTTTCCGATGAACCAACAAGAAGGAACTACCTTCCGCATGATGCTGGCTGCCCTGGCTACTGAAGCCGACATTGACGCAAACTCGATGGATCGTGCACAAGAGCTCTACGCCCACGTCTCCAAGAACTTGACGGTTGAAGACTTCATGGCTGATCCATCTTCATTGGATCCCCAGATGCGTTACGACGCACAAGAGAAGTACAGCGTGATCATGGGCCAGTACCTCACGGTGAAAGATGCCAAGGGTCGCAGCTCACTGCTCCCATCATTCCTGGCTCTGGCTACTGTGAACGATGAGTTCCGTGCTGTTTTGGCCAAGATGGCTTTGCCCAAAACTGTCAAGAACATGGATGGCACTTTGGATTCGATCTTGAGCAATGCTGGCGACTCGGTGATGGACTCTTTGAGCCGTCGCTTGGCCGGCGATGTCAAAGGCAAGTCGGTTCGTGACTCCATCGACAACCTGCTGGAGCACATTCGCAAGGAAGCCCAAAACGAACAAACGTTCCTTGACCAGTACGCTTCAGTCTCTGGTGGCATCGTTGACCGTGCCAATGAAATTGTGACCAATGGTCTGAAAGCTGCTTCTGACGCATTGCTTGCTCGTGCTGATGCTGCTGAGAAGAATGCATCGAATGCTTTGGTCAAGAGTGGTGCCCGCTTTGCCAAGCTGGTGGCTTTGGTGGCAAGCGAGAAGAACGGTGCCATCATCTCTGAAGGTCTGCTGGCATCCACCAACGCCACAAAGATGTGGGAGCCCCTGCGTACTTTCATCAGCGACATGGTTGGTCGGACTGAGTCCAATGCCAACGTGTACGACATGATCAAAGCAGTTCGCTCAGCAGTGCAGCAAACTCGTCAGCAGTTCCGTGATGGGGTGCCTCAGATCATCAACAGCAAATTCAAGAAGAAGGTGACTCCTGCTCAATGGACCGCAATGTTCAGCACCCTGGCCAAGACTGACCTGGCTGTGCTTCGCGGTTCAATGCAGCATGCTGAGATCGCAGCTTTGATCTCTGACCAAGCTGCTCGTGACACTGAGATCAACAAACTGGAAGCTCAGATTCAAGCTTCGAATCCTCGCCACTGGGCAATCTTGTCGGCCAAGATGAAGCAACTGGCTGTGTTCATGAACACTGGTGTCCCTGGTGTGAACCTGCTTCGCAATGCAGAAGCCATCGGTCGCCTGCTTGGTGAGCAGAAGGCCAACAACTACAGCCTGCCCAATGCAACCACCAAAACTGCCATCGACAAGCTGGTGAGCCTGTACGCTTTGGAAGCACTGCCTGACGCTACCCGAGACACAGTTTCCTCTTTGGTTCAAAGCGAAGCAGATGGTGTCAGCTTTGTAGTTGACTACTTGGTTGGTCAACGCAAAGAGGAAGTTCGCAAGGCCACCGGCACTGCAATGCTGAATGCTTACAAGGGCTACATCCCTTCTGAACAAGAAGGCGGTGTGTCCATGCAAATTGCCAGTGACTCGGAGTTTGCCAACCTTCGTGAGCTTGGCTACGTTCGCGTTGCTCCTTACAAGGGCAGCTCTGTCGAACTTGGTCAAGAGCTCAAGAGCTACTACTACGCTCCTTTGTCGGGACGTGCCATCTTCAACCAAGGCATCATGCAGAACGTCCGACACACTGCAGGCGGTGTTGATGCAACGTCTGGTTTCACTGTCGGCATGACTGCTGGTCGAGTGACCGGCAAGCAGCAGATTGCTCGCATCCTCAGCCGCATGGGCCAAGAAAAGAGCACGGTTGAAACCTTCATGCCTGTGTATGACTCTGTTGGTGAGGTCATTGCTCTGGAGCGTTCAGTTGATCCTAAGATCGCTGCCAAGCTCAACAACAGCAAGGACCTTGCTCGCATGATTGGTGTCTGGCGTGGTCGTCAAGTTGAAGAAGCCACCAGCCAAATCTACAACGAGCAGTTGATCGACAAGCTCAAGGCTATGTACGACGAAGACATGAAAGTGTCTTCTTCAAACAAGGCACAGTATGTGAACCTTCTGGACAACAAGACGGCCAAGGGGAACCCAGTCATTGCTGATGCTGTCTCGCTGTTTACCAATGAGACTCTTGACTACATCCGAAGCAAGTTTGGTCAAGATTTCTGGGTTCGTCGTGACATGGTGCGTGATGCTGTTGGCGAACGCTCTGCTTCGATTGGGGATCTGTGGAGTGGTGTCTCGAACATGTCAAAAGACAATCGTGACCATCTTCGCAAAGCTCTCGTTGGTGCGCTTGGTATCGACGCATACCGCAAAGTGGTTGGTGCAGAACGTTTGCTGCAGAACTTCATGGCTGACATGCGGACACTGATTGTGGTGAAGTCGGTGATTGTTCCGGCTGCCAACTTCGTGTCGAACATCTATCAGCTGATCAGCCGTGGTGTGCCCATGCTCTACATTGCGAAGACCATGCCTGCCAAGCTGACTGAGATCGATTCGTATGCCAAGACCCAGCTGCGTCAGATTGAAGCTGAAGCTGAGCTTCGGGCTGCCACTGGCAATGCCGTTGCTGAGCGTAAATTGAAGGCTGAGATTCAATCGATCAAAGATGCCCACAAGCGTATGAGCATCTGGCCTCTGATCGAAGCTGGCGAGTTCAGTTCAATTGCTGACGTGGGCATGCAGGCTGAAGACTTGGATCTGACTTCAGGCAAGCTGGCCTCTTACGTTGAACGCCAAGTGGACAAGCTGCCTGACAGCATCAAAACTGCTGGCCGCTATGCTTTGATCACCAAGGACACTGCTCTGTATCGTGGCTTGCAGAAGTCGGTGCAGTACGGTGACTTTGTGGCCAAGGCAGTGCTCTTTGATGATCTGACCAAACGTCAGAAGAAGACCAAGGCAGAAGCCCTGGCCCGTATCACTGAAGAGTTTGTGAACTACGATCGGTTGCCCGGCCGGTTCCGCAGCTACCTGGAGAACTCCGGTCTGCTGTGGTTCTACAACTTCAAGATCCGTTCGACCAAGGTGGCTCTGAGCACGATCCGGAACAACCCAGTGCATGCTTTGATGTCGATGACACTGCCTGCTCCGGATTTCTTGGGCAGCATCGGCTCACCCATAAGTGACAACATCCTGGCCAAGTCTCTCAGTGATTCTCTTGGTTCCTCGATCGGCACTGACATGGCTTTCCGAGCACCAACGCTGAACCCCTGGATGAACATGATCCACTGACCAAAAACAAAGCCCCACTTCTGGGGCTTTGTTCATTGGCAGTTGAGGCATGACACGTCATCGCCCATGTCACACATGCAACATTTCATGCTCCCGCAGAACTCACACTTCACCAACTCAGTTGGGATGTCATCGTCAGGGTAGTTGTTTGCCTTGCGTTCACGATCATTGAAGCTGCTTCCGCAGCATGGGCATTCGTCGTCAACTTCGGAGCTCAAAACGTCACCCCCATCCTTTTGAGAGCCTGAAAGATGTGTTCACGTACACCCGATGCAACAGCCGGTTCATCTTCGGTGTGGGCGTTTTGCATCATGGCCATGAGTGCACAAGCTTCGGCTTGGGTCATTTCCATTTCGATCTTGTAGCTGACAACCTCCTGGACAACAGTTTTCATCTTGGTTCCTCAAAGTTATATCCAGAAAAAGAAAAGCCCCCGAAGGGGCTTTTCACACTGCCGATCGGAGATCAGCTGTTCTTGGGACGCTGCAGGCCACCGAACAGGCTCTTGGGCGTGGTGGCCGGAGCTGCTTCGACTTGGGAAGTCGCTTCGGTCTGCTCAGCTTCGCCAGTGACCTGACCAGCCTCAGCTTCTTGGACCACCGAGCCAGTTTCCTGGGCCGTGGCTGCGTTTTCTTGAGCAGCCGAGGCCTGGGTAGCCGGATCAGGCTGCACTTCGCTGACGGCCTTCACAGCGGCCACCGCGACAGGCTTGATGTTGGTCGAGCGGGTGACTTGGGCCACAGCCGTGGGGGCAACCTGGCCGGGCTCGATCAGATCGATCGTGGCAGTGATGCCATTGGCACCACGAGTGGCGGCCAGATCGATGCTGAAGGTGGTGCCTTCGGCCAGGGTCAGGCGAGAGGCGACGTAGTCACGCAGGGCTTGTTCGACTTCAGTTTGGACGAGGGTGATTTGCATGGAAACTCCTTAGACTGTATTCAGCAGTCGGATCAGGTTTTGAAATTGCTGGGTGTTGACCCCAGCGTGGATTGCCCCGATGGCATCGGCCATGTGTTCAGCACTGGAAGCGTTGATCACACCGCCATGCAGAGGCCAATTGGCTGTCGGGTAGTCAGCCACAGCGGCTGAGATCATCTGATCCTTTGTCGCTGTTTTTGAGTTAGTCATGGCTTTTTTGACTTCACTCGCAGTGACCTCAATGAGCGGGATGTTCTGAGCACGCAAGGCACCAAGTAGACCAACACAAATGCCATAGGCTTTCATGCCAGCAGCACTTTGTGAGCCCACAGGGGCTTCCACAAAGATGACTTTGGAGGACAGAACCAAAGGAAGAATGTTGCTGAACAGCTTGTTGGCACGTTCAATGTCATAGCTGTTCACGCGAACTTGCTTCCCCTTTGGTTCATCTCCAGTCTTGATGACAGACAACACAGGCACATCAAGTACCCCTGTTGCCAGGTCAAGACTGGAGAAGGCCAGTCCCCAGTTGCGCATGCTCGGATCCATCCCTAGAACAGGGACCCTCACAGGTCAGCTCTTGGGGCCGAACAGGCTCTTACGAGCTGTTGCAGCAACTTCGCCGGCCTTGGGTGGGGCTGTGCGAGCACCACCAGCAGCACCGTCCTTGATCGTGCGCTTGTCACGAGTCTGACCCTTGTTGCGTTCGAGCCAAGAATCCCAGAACTTCGCTTCGGTCTGGCCTTGGCGAGCTTCGGCCACAGTCAGCTTCTGTTCAGGGTGGTAGACCTTGTCGGTCACGTTGATCTCACGGGTTTCGGCCGTGGGCACGTACTCGGCGTCAGCACCGGTGCCGGACTTCTCGTTCTTGTTTTCCAGCACCTTCAAGATGCCCAACGAGATGGGTTGGCCAATGGCGGCCACCAGCATGTCGACGCCTTTGGGCAGTTCCTTCTTGGCTTCGTAGTCGTAGAGCTTGATGGTGCGCTCTTCGAAAGCAGACTCGGACAAGGGAACGCCAGTGGCGATCAGGCAGATGTCGTCAGCGATGGTGAAGCCAGGCAGAGGAACCTTCTTGGTTCTGTCGTCCTTGTTCAGGAAGAAGTTCTCACCCTTCTTGTTCGTGATCCAGAAGGTCTCACGGAACTCGGTGCCGCTGAAGTCAGCGATCAGGGTCAGAGATGCGGCACCGCCGTCGGATTTGCCGGCGTACAGGGCTTTGATCTTGCCGGTGTAGATGTCAGTTTCGAGGGGGCGAAAACCGCCCAGACGGTCTTGGGATTCTTCCAGACCTTCGCTTTTCAGATTGCCAAACAGAGCACTCATGATGCTGCCTTTCGTTGCAGTTGTTGAACAGAGCAGAGAATTCTGCTCCCAGTTCTACGGGAACGGTAGCTTAACCGTAGTACGCCCGCAGTCGTTTGAACACAAGGTCCATGTCGTTGTCGATGTACAGCTCGTTGCGGTTCCAAAGACCCATGGCTGACCGCATTTTGCTGCCAGCTGTTTCCTTGGTGATCCGTGTACAGAACACGTACTTGACTCCGTCTTCCTTCTCAGCATCGGTGATGGTGAGCAAGTCGTTTTCGATGCCTTCCAGCTTTTTGACTGGAATCTGCATCGTGCGCAAGATGGTCGTGAAGTCAGCTTCAACGCCAACCTTGCCGACAGCACCCTTCACAGGAACCCGAGCTTCCATCATCTGAGCCTGTTCATTCAAGGACTCGTCTTCGTGAGCAAAGATGGTGTAGTTCTTGGTTCCTGATTTGATGGCATGGATCAGATCACGGTAGAAGTTGCCGTAATCGCCCCATGCAGATTGACCAGTCTTGGTCCCGGCAAAGGGAGCCACGTACTGGCGTTCGTACATGTTCATCAAGAACGTGATGGTGTCAAGCACCGCACCCGTGACGCCAGGTTCTTCTTCAATCTGGGTCACGTACTCGATCACGTCTTTGGCATCAGCGATTTCGACGCTCTGCATGAAGCGGTCACGGAATGGGAGTTCCTTCAGATCAGCATTCAAGTAGACCATCGAACTCTGTGGGAGATTCCGAAGTGATGTCGACTTGCCGGTGTTGGGCTTGCCCATCACCAAGACGATGTTTTTGTTCTGGGCCATTTGTATTCCTTTGGTTCCGGAGATTGATAACCAAAGAAAGGGATGACGGTGCACCCCCTTCTTCAACGTGCGGTGAATCGTTTAGCCACAGTTACCATGATCGTGCTGTCCAATTCATCTTTGTCCAGCGGAGCATTGAGCTTGCTGTTGAACGCATGTACCTGATGGGTGACCTCAATCAAATTCATACCGTTGTCCACCAGGGCCAGTGCGTATTTCAGCATCTGGTTGTTGCGATTGCCACTGGCAATGCGAGAGGCAAACCAACGCTCCAAGTTGTCCAGTGATTGGACTTGTTGGAAGTTTTTGGCGTACTCAGCGTTCTTGCTGGTTTTGGGAATGAATGGCAGTGCATCCAAGGTCATGCCTTCAAGATTGAAGTGGATCTCTCCATCAGCAAATGACTCCCACTTGCGTGAGCGTTGATTTGCAGATTCGTCAACCTTGAATGGCAGCCAGCCCACCACGTTTGTCATGAACTCCTTGTACTCATCCACATCGAGTGCAAGCTCGTAGTTGATGGGAAGCACCAGTCGGAAGCGGTCACCGTAACCTTCGGTCTGGTGACGCTTCGTCGTGTAGATCATGTACTTGTAGTCCTTGAGCAGTTCACGCGCGAAATCCAAGTTGTGGCCTTCATCGACATCGATCACGACAAGGTTGAAACCAACCAAGACGTTTTCTTCTGCACGATGGCCGGCTTTGAAATGGTGGTTGGCCCAGTGCATGCCTTCAGCTTGAGCGACCACACCCAGCTGATCGAAGGGAACCTTCTCGCCCAGGTAGCTGTAAGCCCAGTGATCGCTGTAGCTGATGAACATCTCATTGAGATCAGTCTCTTTGAGCTTTTCGCCACGGAAGAACTCGATGCCATCGACAAACGTCTTCTTGATGATGATGTGCTTCTTGTAGCCCCAGGCCGTAGCCAGGGTCATCATCTCGTTGCGTGCTGCATTGCCGCTCTTGTAGAACGGCAAGGCTTCCAGCAAGTCAGCGTGAGTGACTTCTTCGTCGATGCTGGCAATATACTTAGCCAGCTTCACGTAGGTCTTCTCACGATTCAAAATGGATTGGAAAGCAGCACCGCTCTCCTCCACCAGCAGGATGGCCTGCATCAGGTGTTCCATTTCGATCTCGCTGGATCGATCCACGAATGCGTAGGCACCGGCCAGCTTCAAGGCTTTGAAGTAGCGATGCGAGATCTCGGCCTTGCGGATTTCTTCGTGATCAGCCATCAGATCAGCTGCCTTTTCGCAGGCGATCTTGTACTCCAGCAGACGAATGCCCACGGGCTCATCAACCGTCATCTTCCAGCCGAAGCGGGCAGGGTCAGCCAGATCATGGAAGTGCATGGACCACTTGTCCACCACACTGCTGTTGCCAGTCGAGATCAACTTTTGATAGATCTCGGTTGGTGTCATTGTGTTGAAAGCCTTGCGGTCGTGCTGCCCAATTCCAAACAGACAACGACGTGCATAGCCGGTGTCGAGGAATGAGTAGAACTGGTCCTCGGTTTGGCCACCATCCAGCAACTTGCTTGGAGTACCGAACAGCAGCATGTTGGTTGGTGTCTTGCCGTCGATCTCCTCGCCACGAGTGTTTTCAGCTGTGTTCTTGGTGAGCTTTTGCTTTACCAAACCTTGGTCGTACAGCTCCAGGAACAAGGTCAACATGTCGGTTGCCTCGATCAGGTTAGAACCGATTTCGTCGATCTGCAGATTGATGGATCCGCAGTTGGCCAGACGCAGCTTGTGGATCAACTGCTTGACGGCAGGTGTGGTACCGCTGTCGAACGTGAAAGGGAATGCACCAGCACGCTTGAACTCGGAGCTGACGCCGTCGAATTCCTCTTGAGCATCGGTACCTTGACGGGCAGCACGGTCATTGGCGATCTCCCACAGATGCTTTTCAGCAACCACAGGCATGGTGTCTTCCATGAAACGCTTTTTGAAGCCTTTGATGAACTCGTTCTCCATGATGTTCACGGAGTGGCCTTTGCCAAAGCCTGAAGTAGCTAAAGCAAGTGCGTAGATGTTCACAGGGACTTCGCCACGATCCTTGGTCACAATGGTTGCTCGTTGTGAGCTGGCCAACTTGCCCAGGAAGTAGCAAACTTCAACACGGAAGAATCCACGATCGGTGTTGGTGGTCTTGTTGCACAAGACATCGACAATCTCAGAGACTGCCGAATGATGGGTGACGCCAGCGAGGTCAATCAAAATACTTCTCCTTTTGGCTACAGATGGGGAATGCTTCGCAATAGCCACAGCGTTTGGGCTCCCCGGGTTTGGTAATCAGAACGCCCTTGCCTGCTTTGGACGCCAAAAAAGATTTGGCATCTGCGGCATTGTCAAAGTTTTTCGTTGACCGGCCAGTTGTCTTGGCCGGGTCTGAGTAGTATTTGTACACAGGATCTGAGATCCACAGTTCTTCATCAGTGCAGTGAGGAACGTCAACTTCATCTGCTTCAGCGTATTTCAAGAAAGCAGCCAGCTTGGCTTTGATCCAGGCGTCAGTCTCTTCAATGGACATCAAAGGTACGTCTTTGAATGTGCAGCGGCTTTGCGGGTAATTTGAATTGGCCTTGGCCATCATCTTTGACCAGTCGGTGAAGATGAAGTTGATGCGGATGAAGTCCTCAGTGATGCGATCAACACCCAGAGGCTGAGTGCATTCAGCATCTTCAAAGCCGTTGGTGTTGAGCCATCGATAGATGCTGCCTTGCAGCTTGTAGTCATCATCCTTGGTTCCAAACAACCAAGTCATCGCAGTCGTGGACTTGTTGTCATGCACGATGCCTTCAGCCACCATGTCGAATTTGCCGCCAATGGTGAATTCAATTCCATCCACAGTGACTTTCTTGAAGGCACGCTGTTCCAGATAAACAGGAATGGTATTCGGCTTCAAGTCACTTACAGCCGGGTTGACCAGCACACGATCAATGACTGCTTGGGGATAGCCCAGCTTTTTGAGATTCTTGTTCTTGGCATTGACCCATGATTTTTCAATGGAGTCGTGCAAAGAGTGGCCCATGGCACGAGACACAAAGTCCGCAAGATCCATTTCACGTTCAGCTGAGGGCACACGATCAGGCAGAACCAAGTGACGAATTGGCTTCATCAACTTGGTGGCTGAAACGTAGTTGTCTGCCTTGACATAGTCGTACTCGTCATGTACCAGCCACACAGCCAGTGCGAGAGGGATGTTGCTGTTGTTCGTGATGTTCATGGAACACTCCATATTAAATTGAAAGACCGCAGCCCAGAGAAAGAGCTGCGGTCTGGGGGTCACGCTTCGCGTTCAGCTTTGCGCAGAATTCGGCCCGAGTAGTGGACCATCTTTTGCGCAGCACGCAATGGGGTGTTGCCCATTTTGCCAGTGCCTTGGCGGGCATTGGCAGTACGCCAGATCTCCTTGAAGATATTCGCTTCATCAGGGCTGAGGGCGAGAGCATCCATGATGTCTTCGCACTCGGCCTGATAAGGAATTTGCTCTTCACGTTGGGGGTGATCTACCTTCACAAGGTAGTAGTTCACACGGCCCCCGGAGATTTCGCCTTCAATCGCCTTTGGGGACGGCTGCAACGATGGAGTCGACATCAGGAGCCTTGTCTGCTTGTGCGTGCTCGCCGTTGGCAGCACCCAGAGCACTGTCCAGTTCGGTGGCCACTTGTTGCACAGACATGCCAGCAGGCGGTTGCTTGAACTCGGCTTCGGTGAACTGACCCAAGTAGGTAAAGCTCATCAGAACCACGTCCACGACTTGGACTTCATTGGCACTGATGCCAGTGCTCTTGAAGAAGTTCAGCTGCAGGATCTGCTGGGCCTTGCTCAGCGAACGAGCAGGCAGGTCAGTCGTGTCCGTGATCAAGACGCCGTTCAAGGGCACGCTGCCGGGCTGTTCAGTCTCCTTGTTCAGGAAGACGACATTGCCTGCGATCAGGAAGTGGTGTTTCTTTTCGGTTGCGTCCATGTTGGACTCCTTGTTTTGGGCTTAGCCCATTGCTTTGATGACACATCGTCGGATTTGTTCTTCAGATGCATCGATTGGGATCCCGATCTCTTCACACCATGTTGGCCAGAAAATGGAGAGCTCGCCTCCAAGTTTGACTTCATCGTGCTGGATGTCGGGATGGTCCTGCCACTGCACAGCCTTCACGAGGTGCTCATTGGTGTACATGACTGCATTGATGTCATCGCGGACAAGCATGTACTGGGCATCGTGGATGTGGGCACATGGCCGGATGTCGAGGCGGTGTCCTGACTTGCGGACACCACCCATGAATTCTGCACTGGCTCGGCTGTTCAGTAAACACCAAGATTGGCCAAGAGCATTGCCGGCCGTTCGACCTTCTGCCTCAGCTTCATAGGGTGTTTTGCTGTTGCCTCTGATCACTTGCTTGAGCAAGGGTGTGCGAAGACGCAGACCAAATGCTGCAGTGATGTAGCCATCTTTCGAGGCCTGATCAAGCTTGGCCTGTACCCAGGCATCACTAATCTTGTAGAGCTCGTGATACCTGGCTTCCACCATCAATGCCTTCTCTTTGGAGAAGCCGCAATTCTTGATCAGAGTGATGTAGGTTCCCTGGTAGGTCAGTGCAAAAGTGGGTGCTTTGCTGTCCTGACGTTGTGGCTTGTAGAGGTCCTGGATCGAGTTGATCTCAGCGACGTTAAAGTCTCGCAATGGAACCTCCTCTATCTTGGCTCCAGGCTTGAGTTGAATTTGCATGATTGCTCCGATAAAAAAGCCGCCCACATTTCTGTAGGCGGCCCCCCATCATGAAGTGAAATGGTCTTCCACGTTCATGACAGTACCATCTGGCAGGGCGACAGTATCCCCTTCCACCAGATAGATCACTTCGTCACCTTGGGTGACACGAAAAGCTTTCACACTTTCCACTTGTCGGATCAAAGGCATCTCTGAACCAAAGTAGGCATAAGCACGCAGGCTGTGGCCGTCGTAGCCGTCGGTGTAAACCTTCAGCTTGTTCGGGTCCTTTGTTGTCAAGGCACTGATGCGGTCTTCGAGAGATGCGAAGTCCAAACCACAAAACAACCATCCAGGTGGTGCTTGGAAGCAGCTCTTGATGAGCTTGCCCAAATGGAGCTTGCCTTTCTTGATGAACTTGCCAGCTCCCATGGATTCCAGCAACACCAGCACAGCAGCCACCAGCGCAACCTCCACGTTGGCAGGGAGGTTCTGCAGGTTTGGTTCACTGGAACTGAGTCGACCAGACAGAGTCCCACCAAGGTTGAAGTTGCCGAACAAGTAGTGCCAGCCGTCAGGTCCGAGAGCAGCATTTTTCATCGCTGGGATGAATGATGTGAGGATCTTGTTCACTGCACCGTAGTCCAGCATGGCTGCAAGGAACTCTTTCACCTCGGGAGTCTTGGCGTGGTTGACCAAGGCTTCTAAAGTGTCACGATCAACTGAAGGTTGTTTGCTGGCTGTCAACCCAATGACAGGCATTCCCAGAATTTCAAACAAGATCTCTTGCAGTTGCGGGCCTGAGTTGGGATTGAAAGTGATTTCAGTGCGAATGGCCTCAGAGGTTTGGCTTGCAGCTAACATCTCTTGAACAGTCATTCGCTTTTTCTTCCACTCCTTGTTTTTTTCCTCAGTGAATCGTTCGAGTCGGGTGTACTCGTACTCCTGAATCAGCTTGCATTGATGGATCGTATTCAGAGCATGGTCGTAGACCACGGTCAGAATGCTCTCTACTTTGAGAACCTGGTCCATGCTGAGTGGCAGGCCAGTCAACTGCATCTGGATGATGTCAGTCGTCGCTGGCTTGAACAGACTTTGGTACACGTTCAGCTGCTGATCGTTGACCATCGTTTGGTAGTGTTTTTCATGCACATACCATGTGGAGAGGGCATCGACCAAGTTGTACCGCAAGAGCTTTGGCAAAGGTATCTTTGTGATGTCCTTGATGTCATCGTCGTTCATCGCGTAGTTGCCAGAATACTCTTGAGACTGGTCTTTGAGACCGAGCTTGTTACCAGCGCAGCTGTTGGTGGCCAAGTAGGTGATCAGCTTGGTGTCGTCCCAGCATCGCAGCATCACGTCGATACCTTCGAGCAAGCCTTCTGTGTCCAATAGATCTTTCATGTAGAGCTGATAGATCAACACGTACACGTCGAAGCTGATGTTGTGCCAGATCATTTGCTTGAGGTAGCGATTGAAAAAGTCTTTCAGCAGTGCACGCACAGGCCCGTTACGGGCGTTGCGCCCATACGGTGCTTCGGTAGCATCTTCGATCGGCTCGTAGTCTACCGCAAAGGCAATGCCCTCGTGCTTGTTCCAGGCCAGTGCAATGCTGCCAATGCCGGCCTTGTGGTGCTTTAGATCGAAGGCTTCAATGTCGGCTGTGAAATCCACATTCATAGCCAGCAGCTTCTCCAAAGCAGCAGCGATCTCAGTTGGTCCGGATGGGTACTCTTCGTACTTGATGATGTCTGTGCCTGGTGCTTGGTAGCTGCCGGCAACGTGATCAAGCAGAGCGTTTATGCCCTGCTTGATCTTTGCACGAACCTTTTCAGGATCGTAGAACACAGCCCGGTAGCTTGGAACGTAGACCACCTTCCAAGGACCAAACACGCAGTCCATCATGTAGCCAAGATTTGCCTCAGTCTTGGCAGACTTTGTCAGTACCTTGAAGTAGTCGCTGTCGGCAACGATCAGGTACTTGGCCTGGCTGTCCTGGAGCACAGGCACCAACTCGCTTTTGATGAATTGCTTCATCTCTTCGGCTGGCGTCTTCTTTTTGGTCTGAGAGTAGTGCAGATCGCAGATCAGCACATCATCTTCTGGGATACCAAAAGGAGTGAGGTATTCCTTTTGGATCTCATCCTTACGGATGGTGGGGACCAGAAACACCAGTGGGTAGGTGACCAGATCTTGTTGTGAGTAGAACAGCTGTCTCATTGTTGCTCCTAGCAGACCAGTGCTGCAACCGAATAGGCTTGAATCAAAGGCAAAGCTTTTTCGTATGCACGCACAGCATACGGATCGCTTCTGATGAAGACAGTGTTGTCTTCTTTGGTTCTCGACAGGTGGGAGATCTGCGGGATCAAATGGATCAAGCACTCCGGCAAAGAATCCCTGATGTCCTGCACACTAGTGCAGTTGATGAGCAAAGGGGCAAGGGCTTGCTTGATGCGTGCTTTGTCATTCTCTATCTGAGCCATGTCAGCGTCGAACTGAGTTAGTTTGTCCTGCAGATGAAAACCTAGAGTGGGAACAGGGTAATTGCTCAAAACCTTATTCTGAGATTCGTAATTTGGATCTATGTACTTCTTGCCGTGGTGCATAAACCCAAAATGCTGTATGCCAATGCGCTGGCTGTTTTCTTTATTGAGCTGACTGACAACCCTCCCAAGCCTTTTGGTGTCAGGCTGGAAAAGGTTGGCAATGATCATGTCAACCCATTCGTGTGCATTCTGCATGTCGATGACCTTATTATTTGACCAAACCCCCGTATTTTGAGGCAAGGTCTCCGTAGAGGAAAATCCCGTGGCGAGCCCGGCTGAACGCGACGTAAAGCATACGGGCCGCTTGGTTGGGGTTGTGGCAGGTGGAGATGTCACCGAGATCGACGAAGACGTAGTCATGACTACTCCCTTGAGACTTGTGCACTGTTGCCGAATCCCTGGGGCGGAGATCAGGGTAGTTGTTCTTCAACTTGTAGTACATCGGCCAGCGCTTTTGCTGTTGGTAATGCTTGACCAGTTGATTGAAGTGGGCCTTGTCTTCAGGCAGCATCACGTCGTCATACGAGCCGTGATAGTCAGTCGTCAGTGTGGCTCGCCGGCACTCCAAGAAAACACCATCTTCAATCTCAACCATCTCGGTCAAAAGCGACAGGTTGGTGATGGTGACTTCTTCTTCAACAGAAAGCATGCAGGTCTTCAAGGTGACTGCTGAGTTGTTGATCAGTCGTTCACCTTCGATATAGGTCGAGTTGATCTGGCGAATGGCACGAACATGATTGTTGTAGTCCGTGACCCGGCGATTGGTATAGGCCAGGATGCGAGCATCTGCTTTGCCGTCAAGAAACACCTCATCGATCTTGGCTTCCATCTGAGCACTGTCAAGATGTTCGATGACACCTGGCACCAGTTGGATTGGGTAGAACTCACCGGTCTCAACTGTGTCTCGCATTTGCAAGTTGAGGTTTTGCAGATGAGGACAACCAGTTCGCATCGGTTCTGTCAGCTCAAAAAACGGCAGGTTCTGGTTGTAGACTGGACTGATGGGTTCATGCACTGGTGCCAATTGGCAATGGTCACCAACGTAGACGATCTTGCACTTGCTGGTCCCTTCACGCATGAAGGCCAACAACTGACGATCAATCATGGAGCACTCGTCCACAAAAATGATCGTGTTCTGGTGCACAACCCAACTGTTGGACTTGGTGATTTGGCTGCGGCCTGTGCTGTAATCGTCTTTCACTTTGAGATTGAAAAACGAATGAGCAGTTTCTGCTGGCCGGCCAGTGGAATGGCTCAGCACATCAACAGCCTTGTTGGTTGTGGCTGTCATCTGGACATTGTTGTATTCCGGGTGAAGGCCCATCAACTGACAGGTCTGCTCGTAGCGGGGCATGATGTCGTCGATCAGATAGCCCATGAGGAACGTCTTGCCAACACCGCCTGGACCGGAAATGATCAGCTCACGGGCATCGCTGAACAGAAATTGAAAGAAGCCATCAGCGGCTGCTTGTTGACCCTTGTTCAGAGTCTTGGTTTCTTGAGTCATGTTGTGTCTTTCTTGGTTCAGATGAAATACGCAATTGCGTTGAACACCTGTTGGCCTGTTGGGGTAAGTCGAACGTAGCTGTAGTGCGGTCTTTCACGCACTTCAACCAGTTCTTGGGGGAGCTTGCGAACCAAAGAAAGAACAGGCCTGCTGGTTAGTGTCCAGCCGCTTTCATTCTTGTCTTTGTCAATGAGTTGGATCAGGTGGATCTCGCCTGAGTCAAGTTTGCGTGGAGTTGTCATGATTAGCCTTCGAAAAAATGATCATCTGGGTTGTTGAGCCAACTGATGGCCATCGGAATCAGGTAACTCAAGTTGTACATCTTGGGCATTTGCCCCAAGTTCAATGTGAGATCATTCCAAACGTCAACGATCACAACTTCTTCGCTTTCCATTGTTTGGCAGGAGTTGATCAAAGAATCCGACACTTGGGCGCACATGAAGTACACCTTGTTGTTGGTGTCCCGGTAGTAGCGTTCAGTGTGAAAGTTGGTCCAATCCAGGGGATTGATATCTACTCCAGCTTCTTCAAAAAATTCTCGACTCATGGCTCCACGAGGACTCTCACCAATTTCAATTTTTCCTCCGATGCCGTTGAACTTGCCTGCCATTTGACGTGGCCCACGATTTTTACGAATCAACACGACACGATTCAAATCAGGGCTGAAAAGAAATCCACAAACGTATGTAGTCATATTGTGTCCTCATTGAAGTTGATTGTGTTTCGCGGCACCAGGATGAGATAGTGTTCTTCCATGAGATCGCAAAACTTGTACCAATCGTTGATATCTGGTTTTGTGTGGGTGCAGTGCAAGCACTGCTGAGCACCTTTGAGCTGTTCGCTGATGGTCGTATGCACATCCATCCCGTATGTCTTTGAAAAGCGACCAACTGTGGACCCGTCCAAGGCATAAACCCAGACTGTGGTGCCACATTGGCTCACTTGAATTTGATGATCCTTGATGTTCATGATTTGGTTTTCCAAGGTCATAGCGACCTCAATAAAAAAAAAAGGGACCCGAAGGTCTCTCTCATTGCTTGCTGAAGATGATCAGACTTCGTAGAACACAGGTTCTGTGTAGCTGGCCGATTTCAGAAACTTGCCCTTTGGTGCATCAGGCTGATCGCTGCCTGATTTCATGATCATCGTTGGGTAGTCACCTTCGAAGTACACATCAGTCACGCCACGCTCAGCATGGAATTTGATGGTGGCTTCCTTGTCTGCTTCGTTCTTGATGAAGCGAGTCATCACACCATCAATGACTGAGTACATGTCACGATCGGCATCAATGCCCATGAAATGGTGGGCACCGTAGGCAAAAACATGAATGTCGGACAGGCCGTCACGAACACCATTCAGGCTCACGTTGCCGGAACCTTCCTTGCGGAGAGTCTCCAGGTTGTTCTTGAAGTTGTGAGCGGCCAGTTGAGCTGAAGCCTTGTCAGCACCCAGGGCTACGAAGACCTCAGCCAGCTCATCAGCAATGCTCAGCGACTGCTTGGCCACACGATTCCAGTCGATGCTGGTCGTGAAGCCTTTGGGGTTATTGAAAGCATTGTTCATGTGGGCGACCAACATGAAATTGGATGGTCCATTCAGGACGTGACGATCATGGGACATTGTTGCTTCCTTGGTTCAACAGGTGACGGGCATGTTCTTGCTTGACCAACTGCCTCACGAAGTCCTTGATGGACATCGTCTTGCTCAGTTGATCGGCCAGCCACTCTTGCTCGTCGGGATTGAGTGAAAGAAACACGTCTTCCATGAAGGAGCGACGTGTATCAGCTGGTGGAATTTTCAGGGACTTCAGGCGAAGTGTGATGGTGGTAGGATGGCACTCCAATGCTCGTGCAATCGTTGCCAAAGACAGTCCAACACTGTTCAGGCGAATGATGTCAGCATCAGTGGCTTTGCGGTTTGCTCGAAATACAGAGGACATGGCAGTTCCCATGGTGGAGAAAGGTACCCTCAGTATAACTTGAACTGAGGGTACCTGGGCAGCTGACTCAGCTCAGCAAAGCTTTCAGGGTTTCCCCTGCATTTTCAGGCAGACCCCAGACGGTCCAGCCTTTCTTGGCCTTCTTCTTGAAGTCCAGCAGTTCCTGGGCCTTGCCCGGCTTGCCAG